CAATTACTTCCCAAACATAACAAAACGGGAGAAATTTTGTGAATTTCTCCCGTTTCGATGCGTGTATTGACCGAAACTCCCCTTTTTAGGGGGTATTTTGATAGTCAGTTGAACAAAAATCCCCTTTTTCAACACCACCAAAAAAATCTCACCCCTATAGAGGTGAGATTTTAAGAATTCAAGATTTCATTTATGGTTGCAACCTTACCGACACCCTCGCAAGGTTGCAATCTTATTTTTTGCTTTGCACCTTTCAAGAGTACGCCATCAGGCATTCGCTTGCATCCTTGCCACACAATTCTTCACTATTTATTATCCTGTGAAGTAGTGAGCCCCTTGACCATATCGATGACACTTTTCTTCAGTTTGGGATTGAGCTTTCTGAATAATTTGATTAAATAATCTTCCTGCGAAAGCGACTCTTCCTTTTGTTCGCTCTCATTATTTGATTTAGCTTTCAGTGCTTTCTCAACTTGCTCGGCTGTCAATACACCGTCTTGCGCAAAGCATTTTGCGAACTTTAAAATGTACGGTGACTTAATGCTTGAACCTTTTATTGCTACGCAGTAGTTGACTATTGCAATAAAGGCATTTATCTCCATGTCGTATGTCGCAATGAATTGCACGTAATCTGCTATTTCTTTGGGGGTCACTGGTCTTGATATCAGTAGTGCTTGAAGTTCTTTGTAGAATGATTCATATTTGTCGTCCATAGTTAATCCTCATAATCTTGATGAAGTCATCTTTAGTTTCGTTCAGTTTTCCTCGGTTAGTAATTTTTTTAATTCTGCCAACCACAGTTTTGCCATTTCTTTATGACCACTTTTTGTCGGATGGCAATAGTCCAATGTTTCGTATCGTTCATCTGCTAATGCAATATCTGCCAGCAAGCAACCTTCCTCTTTCACTGCTAACCTTATCGCACCATTATACCGCGTGTCCTCTTTCATAAAGCGATCGTATGCGAGATTGAGCCCTGCTTGTAACCGCCCCATCAGCAACGTGCCACACACGATTTTAGCCGTGGGGTAGTTATTTTTTATCCGCTTTAATATTGTACGATATGCCCCGTAGAACCCCAATGTATCATCTGGGCAATTCTCTCCAAGGTTCATCTCAAACCCACGGTCGTTAGTTCCCATATAAATCAGAATAATGTCCGGGGCGGTTTCATCGTGCAGATTTGAACATCTCTCTACTGAGCAAGCTGACGGTGCAAATGCACCCGTTACCAAACTTCCCGAGTACGAATTATTGACACATAGCTCACCACCCAAGCCGTCGATGACTTGTTTCCACCAGGTGTCGTCTACACTATTGATTTCGTTATCATATGCCTTGTCGTCTTTGTAGTATACAGCGTAGCCACGAGGGTTGAACCCTATATACGTTGATATTGAATCGCCAAGTATTGAAACCTTATATTTCGGCATATTCTCCGTTCTCAACCCCCTTATGCATATTTTTGGACGGTTGTTAGGCTTATTTATGCATATTTTTGGACAGTCAACTGCTTTTTCAACCCGAGCAAGCTCTTCTGCTATAGCTTTTTCAGCCTTCGGTCTTTGCACCTCTATGCAAATATCGATGAGCTGTTTAACGTCCAATTCGCCATGAAATCTGAAATTAAGGGGTGGCTTGGGTTCACGTCTCATTTGTATTGGGTAGGTCGTCATCTTCCAGCACAATGCAGTTGACTTTTTTGCTATGCCCAGTGCAAGCATCGAGCGCTATTATTCCATCTGCATAGTACGGCGAGAAGTCCTCGCCCTTGCCAAACTCTTCACCCTTTCCTTCATATCGTGAGTGTCCAAATGATGTGTGCCAATGCCCACAGACTATCGTTTTCCCTGACTCTATGACACCTTGGTGCGCTGCAAGCATTCCATTGTACCAACGTGCGAAATACCAGCCAGCAGCATCGTCATTTCTCCACTCTGGATTGAACTGGAAGAAACTCGCATTCCCACCAATTCCATTAGCTATACACGGTATCCACCCATGTACAAAAATGTAATTCTTAGTTTCGTAGTAGTTCTTCATTGCCGGGAGAACAGTCTTGAATAACTCTGACCGCTTCAACCCTGCGGCGGTCGCCTCGGGATACATACTCATCTTGGTCAAAGTACTTCTCGTTAAATCTCGCACGGTGTGTACTGTTCCGTTGCCATAATGATGAGTATATTGAAAACCCATTGTTGCATATGTCGGCAACTTCTCCACGAAATCTACCAGAAGGTCTTCGTGGTTACCTCTGATAAGTATGACCTCATCTTTCTTCAAAAGTCCGAGAACGAACTCCAGCAATTCTTTGCTCTGCTTTCCCCTGTCGAACAAATCTCCGCAGATAATTAATTTATGCGGGGCCGCGTCCGTGAAGTAACCTTGTTCGGTTAATGCCTTGACCATCAAGTCATAAAACCCGTGGACGTCAGCCACAACGTAATATTTCATTTTTGCACTTCCTTTGCAACCTTGCAATCGAGCAATTTTTTTGCAAGGTTGCATAGGCGCTAATTGTCTTTATGTTCTTCTTCCCATTCTATTTCGGTTGTATCGTAATTAAATGCGCCCTCGGGGTACTCATAAACAGCACCATTTATTTTATATTTGCGTCCACAATGTGCGCATTCGTCTTCAATCGAAACATCATGCTGAGTTTCCACACCCATATCACGTTCACCAATAGCATAAGATTCCGAACCTTCCAGCAAATCCAGTGAAAACTCATGTCCGCAGTCTGGACAAGTATAGCTTTTCCAATATTGATAAAAACCATCTGTATCCACAGACCGTCTGTCAGCCAATGTGTCTTGGTCAAACTCAAGTGTATCAGCAATCTTAGGTTGAATTTCAGCGCACTCAATCACCTCGCTATTTTCCAGCTTAAAGACCGCAACCGCCAAAAAGTACAAATTGTGTGATTCGTAATTTATGCCATATGTTTTCCACCAATAGCAATCTTCTTCCGAATCCCACGGGGAGTTTGACTCATCAAAATAACTGCATTCAAATTCAAACTGCGAGCTAATGCGCAATGTTAATATTATTTTTTCTTCGCTGATATAGTCAATATTTTTGATATGAGTGTCGACGCTCACATTTTTAAGGTCAGCGTTATCATAATCGTAACCTTCGCAAACGCCATGGCGATCCCATGTCGTTCCGTCTACAGCACACGATTTATTTCTAAGTATTTGCTCTATCCGATTCTTAAGTTCAACATCGTGTGTGAGATAATAAGATACAGCCTTTTTAGCCAAAGCCTTATCCAATTCTTCCAGCTGCGTTATGTAGTCATAAAGTTGTCCAAGTTCTTCAAAAAACCTCACCCCAGGATAACTACCCAAAGCAGCCTTCCAATCCGCATCCGAGCTGACAACTGCAATTTCTCCGTACTTGCTTATTTCGGATTTGAGCTTGGAAATTATAATTGCATCGGGGAATTCGTGCTTTTTATTCCCCCCACCAAAAGGAGGATTACCCTTAAAATAATCTTCAAGTATATCTTTTACTTTTACGCTTGCGCTATTAAGCGTAGTTGTTTTCGTAGCCCTAAGATATTTTTTAAATAATTCAAACTGCTCCTTGGCTACATCCTCTGCATTTATCGGTTTCAGCCCAGCCTTTTTTATACTCTTAGTGGACGCAAAAAATTTATACTCCCTTGAATCTATAAAGGCATTTACCTTCTTGCTAATCGAATCGGCAGTTTTATAAAAATGGGTTCTTGCCTCTTCGATTACTATATCACTAATTAGCAAGCCTGCAATTTTACCGTCTTCGACATGCTTTTTCAATATGCTCAAGTCGTGTTCATCAAACCCGTAGTGAACCTTTTCAAATATGCTGGTATCAATTGCTACTCTTATCGGGTTCATACAACTACCTCTTCATTTCTCAATTTCTGCTATTATAACAGATTTTCCATAAAAAGGCAATCGTTGGCACGACTCGCTTTTTGCTTGCTTTGTTTTCCCCTTGCGCACACACTCGACTTTTTCCATGAAGTGGCACACGGGCGCAATTAGGGGCGTACAATTGCGTCCCACAACTTTTATTCTACTTTTAGTGTCAGCAACGGCAAATCAAGCCACGTTGCTTTCTCTGTTATCTGCTTGATTTCGTCTTCTGTAAAAATCTCATCTGACAGGTTGATGAACGATATCACATCGCTTTGGGGGAATCCGCCATACCAATATTGTGAGGGGGTATCAAAAATCGGAACTATACCAACGTCATCAAGCCCCATAAGTGCATCCGCAATTTTCTGATGTCCGTATAGGCGTACTGGATACCCATTTCCAATCAAGGAATTGTACATTCTAACTACCTCGGCAGTCCTGCAATGCAACCCGCCAGATAGTGATAAATAATACCCCTGTTCATCTTTTTCAACACACAGATGAATTCTCGTATGAGTGCTGCCCACGGATATTTCCCATTGATGACTTGCATTCTCTATTTCCCATTTCTCGGAATAGCTAAGCCCATACCAGGTATTAAACGCATCAACGGACTCATCGTCTATCGTACTCAATCCGCCGTCACGATTGTCAGCAAATCTTATGTATTGCTCTTTTGCTGTTTTTCCTTCTGCGCCTTCAAACTCTGCCGCTTCATAGCATACGGCACAAGCATTATAGTACTTCTGCGCTGTCATATCAGTCATGCGACCAACCTTGTCAGCCGTTGCGTCTTTCTGCTCTCCGCTCTCTACAAAAAAATCAATTTCGCCCTGCTCTAAATCTTTTACATTTAAACTGATATATCTCTGACAAATGTTCCACAATATATCTCTGCTTATAGTACCCATTCTATATTCCGCCGGGATACCATTCTTTATATACTCGTAGTATGTTCCTTCTTCTACACGGGCAGTTATGCTGTCAACCTCATCAATTAAGAACTGCAAGAATTCGGCATAGTCCCTTTCCATTGGCGATTTTGTATTCGGTTCAACATTCAGAACAATGGAATTATTTATTACAATAACGGCATAGCCGTTGTCAGCGGCGATCGTTATCTCATACCAATATTCTTCCTTTGGAAACCATTCTTTCCAAGTCTTTTCGAATTCCTCGTCGGTTTCGTACTCATCTCTCTCATGCAAATCTGCATAGTCGAAATCTTCTATATCCCCCCTCGGAACGGACGCCCAAAATCTCCACCTTTCGGTTTCATCTTTCCATTTAAATTTTGACAGTTTCTCAAGCAACGTATTAAGCAAGACAGTTGACTCTTTGTTCAACGTACACCTTTGCCCCATACTTAAATTTCTATATTCTAAGGCTACCATTTTTGGAGCCGTGATTTTCTTCTCCATATATTTCTCCTGCAAACCAACACGAGCTGTTGCTAAACATGCAACAGCCCTATTCAATAGTTATATTCCGTCGTTAGGTATTTCTTGCGCTTTTGTTAAATCGTACAACACGACACCTTGCCGCATCAGAACTTTGCCGGGGACACGATATGACTTGCCGTTCCCCCAGCCCAGCTGTTGCGATAGCCCTTGCACGAGTGGCTTGCTGTATACTTCCATCTTTCCTTCTTCATCATCCAATTTTGCAGACACGCGAAACGATGTCAACGTTATACGATCGAATGGTTCTAATAAAAGCGACGTCGCATCTTCGTTTATACGAAAACGAATAAACCTCGGCATTCCTATTGCTCTGACGGATGCCTTAAAGATGCGAATGCAGCCTGATTTACTATAAAATGAAATGTAGGTCGAATCCGCCATTTACTTCACCGCTTTGTCACCTTTCCACTTTTCAGCTTGAGAAAAATCGAATAATACCATCACCTTTTTATCAGACTGCACCATTCTCCCAATCGTTCTATATCTATATGTGTCATCCAACCCCCAATCATCAAAGAGCTTACGGGCAAAAGTGGTACAACTAATTTTGCAATACTTCGTCACATTTTTGCCCTTCCGCCAAACAATTGCATTTCCATTAGACGACTGTATGGGCGATATGAGAATTTGTTTCTTGTCCTTATTCAGCATTATGGAGATTGCCTCGCAGTTATTAAGCTGTGTATATGCTGCTTGGCTAAAAGATACAGAGTCACACCATATGGTCATCTGCGGCGCATTCATTGTGCTGAAATATTGGCTGTTTACTACTTGGAATCCCTCCAAGTCAATTTCTGTCATTAAGTTATCCATTATTTTATTTCTCCTACACTATTTGTTGAGACATACCCCTCTGCCAAGTCAATCTTGTATTGTTCTTCGTGCTGTTCCACGGGAACGCCGAAGCAATCTCTCCAATCTGCTGGCAGGTACGACCTTTTCCTTTTAGTTCCCATTCCTACAAATAATTCAAAGTCTGTCAGCTTGAACAGATACAGAGCCTCGTTATTGCAAACGGCAGGCTTACCCAGCATCTTGTATCTATATTGCTTATCCCAGCTCATCAGCTCGAATAACTTTGCTGCAAATATCTGGCATATCATATCCCTGGTTTTGATTTCCTTTTCGCCGCCACCGCTTGCCCATCTTAACGAGTCGGGTGCGTCGGCATTACACGGGCGAACAATTAACCGCTTTTCATCGGGATGGATTAGAAGCTGAATGTGTGTCACGCCAGGGAAACGACGAAGACAAGCCATATTGAACTTTATCTTGTTATCCCATACCGTAATAGCTGGCTCTCTGGTATGCGCAAACAATTCCGCCTTCGCAACTTGAAACCCTGCGAGATTGACTGTTTCGGTTTCTTCACCTTCTATCAACTCTTGAATATACTCATCTTTTTTACTCATCAGCACCCGTTACCCCCATTTTAATTTTTGCCGCACTTTCTAACACCTCCGCATGCGATAACAGCGATAATTGTTGCTGTCCCTCTACGTCCCTACATTTGATTCCGCTCTGCATATTTGGAACAGATTTCAAATAATACAATTCATTGTCCATACTGAATTCATAGAATTCATCGCCAAACGATTCTTCCCACTCTTCGGGGCATACTGCCATTCGCCGTTTCCGTATGGACTCCCGTTCCTCTTCGTTTACTATTTCGGCAATTGGCATCGCTTTCGTCAGATTGAAAGTCATTATGCAGTCTGGGCCTTTCTCTATCCACGTTCCCAAAATCCTATAATTGAATTCGGGATTCCAGTCCATTATCTGCATAAGCGCCTTAATAAAAAATGGACATGATAGCGTTTTGATTAATATCGGTTGACCCGTTTTTTGCTTGCGCCAAGATATGCTGAATGCATCATCTCTCTCACACGGGCGTATAGCCATTTTCCTTTCAGTCGGATGCAATAATAATTGTATATACGAATAGTCCTGTAACTTTTTTCCGCATGCTGTGTTGAACATTATTTTCTCATTGGAAATCGTCATACACGGCAGTTCGGAACGGGCGGTTAAAAACTGCCCCCGGACTACTTGGTATCCCGTTAAGTCAAAAGCACTAAAAGCCGACCTTCGAATTCTTCTTTCGATTTTGCGTCCATCTACGCTATCCGATGCGTTGTAGTATGCATTAGGATCGTCGTTTGCCCAATGGTGGTTGATAGGCACATATCCTTGAAAAACCCCCTCATCAATGACTTGCATTATATGCAACCCGCCACGCATACCATGACGCCGATTGTATATCAGCGATTGTGCCGCTTCGAACACCTCTACTGAGATTATTGCAGGGTGATGGTCTGAATAATAATATTGGTCACGGTTTTTACGGTTCTTTTTCTTTTTATGCTCGAAGATGTCTGCTGTGAAAGTTTTCCATGTCAGCACACTACCGCAATACCGCTCATTCCTAACTATATATGCAAGCGAACCAGCATTCCAATTTGTATTACCGAGTTTGGTTTTTACATTCATTTCCGTCAGCAATTCTGCTATGCGTTCTAATGTAAAACCTGCCAAGAACGCATCGAATATAAAACGGATAACAACCGCTTCCGATTCTTCGATTTCTAAGATACCGTACTTTATATAATGCCCCGATAAATCTCTCGGTCGCCTATAACCGTACAGCTCGGGAGTCAAAAGTTTATTGTGTTTGAACCGCTCGTTCAGCGACCAGTTCATACTTTCGCTTTTCTTTTCCGACTCCGCTTGAGCTATGCTTGCAAAGAGTGTCAGTTTCAATTCCGATTCTTCAGACAACGTGTAAATTGAATCGGTTTCAAATAAAATACCGACGGGAGGATTTAGGTTTTTAAGTTCACGCGCAAGAGCTATGCAGTCAACTACGTTCCTTGCAAATCTTGACACGCTCTTTGTTACGATAAGGTCATATTCTCCACGGCGGCAAGCGGCTATCATCTCATTGAAACTATCTCTATGTTTAAGAGATGTACCCGAGATTCCCTCATCGGCATAGACTCGCTTTAAGTCCCAATTCTTATGCGATTTTGCAAGATGCGAATAGTGTTCTTGCTGTAAGACAAAAGACGACAGCTGTTCATCGTTTCCTGTCGATACTCGGCAATATGCGCATACCTTGAGCGGTCGACCATCCTCATTGATGTTGATTTTCTTTGTCGCAGGAATCATCTTCGTCGGCGCATCGTTGTCGCTGATTTTATATGCTTGCCTTATCTGTTCACGGCTCACGTTTTCTGCCATTCATACCTCCGTTTTCAATCAACATCTTCCTCACTATCTTCACCCGGCACCCAATACCAGCCGCCTTTCCTTTTTACTGAATCTATATTAAGCCTTGCTTTCGCTTCATTCACCGTGCGTTTTGCTATGCCTTGGTCTTCGCATTGCCGAAGCACCTCATTGGCAGAACATTCACCGTCCTTCATGCAAGCTTTTATAATTGCCACTGCACGGTCTAACTTGCTGCTTGATTCTTCGTAGGCTTCGTCCAATATTTGCTCAGCAGTCAGTTTGCTTTTCCTTAGCCATGATATTGATGACTTCCCGTCAACTGAAAACAGTATCGAATCACCTATCGGCGCAAGATTGCTTTTTACGTGAGCAAGTACGCGCATTTCGGACTGGTTCTTCATCCTCGACACCAGCAACACACTACGAGCGGCAGCAGCAATATCTATTGACCCGAGTCCACGATATAAACCTTTTCCATTGCCCTTCGTCATGTGTCCTATCATTATGATTGCGCACTTCTTCTGTTGCGCCATTCGAGCAAGCTGATTCATAATCGGACGAACTGCCCCGGCTCTGTTCATATCGGTGCTTGCGCCCCAATAAGCCTGTACAGGATCGAGTATCAAAACCCTTGCACCTGTTTCGTCAAGCACCTCTGATAGCCGTTCATCGCCAAGCTCCAATGCCGTATCGTTTTCTTCTATGTATGCAACTTTACTCAAGTCCGCACCGCATGCTATTAAGCGAGGCACAATAGTGTCTTCCTTCCCATCTTCGCTATTCTGATAGACGACCGCTTTCGGGGCGGTCTTTTCTTTTTCCAGCGGCAAGGCTTCCCCATTTGAAATAATGGACGCCAAGTTAATCGCAACCGTGGACTTACCCTCACCAGGGTCGCCTTGTATGATGGTAATCTTGCCGTAAGGAATATACGGATACCACAACCACTCAACCTTTTTGGCCGTTACTCCCCTGTAATATTTAACTGAATAAGGTTGCTTTTCGCCGCTCATACGACCTCCATTTTTCAGCCTCAATATATTTTAACATTAATCGAATTTTGCCCGTGAATACATTTGTCAAAAAAACACTCGTATTCTTGCTAATTTTCTGACATTTGTATAATTTTTTTATAAAAAACACCTCCAAAACGGTTGGCGAATACTGTTTTTTTGTCTACATATTCTGTATAGCCACTCTCCCATTGTGGCAGTTTTTTAAAGAAGGAGGTGTTACATATGGAAAGCAACGCAAACTTTTGGACGTCTGCTCAGTTCTTTAAGCGGCTTGATGCCTTACTCGAACAGAAAGGCATTTCGTTTAATCATCTGAGTTTTATGGCTGAAACAAGCATTTCTTCCCTCTATCAAGCACGTAGACGGAAGACTATGCCGAGTTTCCAAACGCTGTGTTGCCTCTGCGACGCCCTCGGCATTCAGCTGTGGGAGTTCTTTGACACGGACGCAGAGCGCACAGCTGAGATGGAACAAGTCGTTTCGCAGATGAAAAGTCTTTCGGCAGACAGTCAAACCGTGTTAGTAGCCTTGGTTAAGCAAATGAAATAGCGGAAAGTACACACACCGTATTCTTGCAACCTTGCAGACTGTACTTATGTAAAAAAGCCGTTCCTTAGCCTTTTTCTTGGCGAAAACGGCATTTTTACGGCACATTAAGATTGCAACGATTTTTTGATTTTCGCAATCTAAAAATTGTTGATTGCAACCTTAAAAACAAAAAAAGGTCATCACCCATTATTGAGTGATGACCCTTTTATTTACTTATATATTGATAGCTTTTTGACGATATCCGACGCAAGGTTTTTTCCGCTGCGTGCATCGCTTGGAGTTTTTGATATAGAAAACCAATATCGCTCATCGCCTTTGAACACAATCTTGTAGTGGTTCTTCTCACTTACCACTTCGAACCCAAGCTCTTTCAGTTCTGCGAATTCCTTATTTCCTATGCCCTCGCCCTTTGCGAATATCTGCTTTATCCGTTCAAAGATTTCTTTGCCGTAACCCTTGATTGGATTCTTCTCTATTATTGCCGACAGCAACTCATACGCTCTCGTATCGCTCGTATAATTCTGTAAGGCATTGGTGAGTATTGTCATTATTAAGTCGTATTGTTCATAATCATAAAACTCTTTTTTATCAGTTATGTTCAGTAGACCGCCGCCGTCGCCGTTCCGCTGACCCTGCTCTAACATCTCAATTCGTGCCTGCATTGTTTGGATTCTTTGATGCGCATTTTTCAGTCGTTCTTCAAGAGACCCATTTTCCGCATCGAATTCATCTAATAGTTCACTTTTTACTTTTACTTCATCCGTCATTCGCTCGACATGTAGCTCTTTCCACGTTGGTGCTTCCGCATCCACTTGCGCTGTCATATACTGAGCGACTTCGTTTAGTATCATTTTATCCAGCGTTCCCCAGCCGAGCGCACTTCGTGGCGTAAGGGTTTTCGACTTTCCTCTGCCTGGGTAGTATATCGCCACATGTCCGTTGTATGGATTACTTCCGTTGGTCTTTTCTTTCAGACTTCGAGCATATCCATCTTCGTTCTCTGCTACGATATACGCCATACCAGCAAGCCGCCGAGCGAGGTTATCAATGTCTATTTCGTAGCCTGCACTATCAAATATCTTGGTTGCGAACACCAGCGGCATTGATAGGTTGTAGTTGCCGTTTGCGGCATCAACAAGGATGTCTTTCATATCCTCAGTCGTATATACTGGCTGGCTTGAAATCGGTATTGCTGTCGGAGCTATGTATTTGCTATTGACAAACGCTCTGATGATGTCCGTTCTGATAATCGGTACTTTTTCGAACCGCGTCGTGTCGCCGTTACATTCAACGTGGATATACAATGTCCTTTCCGCATCCGTGGCTTTGAGGATAATCTCCGTTATCCATAGCTGTTCGTAATAGGTTTGCTCAAATTTGAATAAGCTGAACACCCCTCGACCGTTCTCAGTTTTGAACGAGTCGATTTGGCAGTATCCGTCTTTCAGATGAACCGCACTTTTATCGGCGGTGTTCTCATATTCCGTTCCGATTGCCTTGCATGGCTCGTTCCCCTTCAGCCATCGTATGATGACCGAGTTCATTTCCTCTTCGCCGAACTCTTTTATAAGCTCGAGCTTGGTTGATAATACTTTCATTTTATCCCTTCCTTAGGAATCAATCATAATAATAATCATCGTCATCATCGTCATAATAATCATCTTCATCTGGCAAACGATTGTAAACGTTATTGACGGCCTCGAGATACAGCGAAAATGAATGTTTATTATTATCACGATTTGAATTCTTTAATTTTAAGTATTCATCCCTTATCTCATTCCAACCGTTAGAATATTCTATTATTTCTTCCACTTTCGCATCGACGTCACGGCTCAGATTCCTAAACACAAAGTCATAATTATCTTGCCTTTTATCATGTTTCAAATAATAATATCCGTTTTCAGCACGGTTTCTGTCGTAATAAATTATTGCAAAATCGCAACTATGCTCTATTCGACTTTTTTGCCTGTCCACAACTTTAATTGTAATTGCCGATGTGGAATCTTGCGGGTCTTTATACTTCGTATTTTTCAGTACGGTTCTACAGGCATCCATAAACTGCTGTTTAACGACATCTGCTTTATAATGGTAACCCGATTTAGGTGCTGTGATGATTAAATTATAATCAAAATCATATCCGCTGTTTCCGCCGACAACTCGTGTTACAAGATGCCGTTTACCGCTACCTATCAAGCTGAATTGAAAGGTCGTTTCGTACTTCTTACGCATTACGGTTTGAACTTGCGCAATAATTTTCTCAAGTTCCTGTTTAACTGGTTTGTACTCTGCTTTTGTAACGTACTCAAACATATAATTCTCCTTCTCGCCCATGCCTCCATTTCACGCTTCTGCGCCAAATCGTTGTAGTATATCATAATTTTAGGATTTGTCAACCCCTTTTTTCGATTTTTTCTTATCCTTTTTGGCTTTTGATGCTTTAGTTTTTTCCTTTTTTGCTTTTGTATTTTTAACTTTCTTGGTTCTTACTTTTTTAGATTCACCTTTCAACGCATCATCTATGGCTTTTTTGAATGTGAAATACATCCAATATAAGGTACTATAATAATAATCTTCATAGGTTTCTGCATATGCTCCTGTGCTGTTATTGCTGATTTCGCTCTCAAAATAGCAACCAAAAAACCGATTATGTATGTTAACCACAAAATTATGAACCAGCAGCATTACCCAATAACAAACCACATCTTCATTTGCATAGCCTAAACCTTTGCTGTTCCATACATAATCAACTGGCGGTATAGGGTTATCGTTCTCCACATTCTCGTGATTACGGTTGAGTATATAATCAAAGTACTGCTCAATATAACTACTCAATCTGATGCCATCAATATGTTCATCGAATAACGCGACTATTGGTGATAGCTTATATATCGTTTGAAAACCATCGCTTTCATATTCATTAAAATGCAACTTCCTGTAGTTATCAAAAGCTCGATGGAAATACTTTGCGCCGTCATAGAGGAACGGTTGCTGACCAAGTTTAAACTTGTCTATACACTCTTCCAGCAGTTTAAAGCTATCATCGACCCAGCTTGTCCCATCAATCGGTGTTAGTGTAAATTCAGCCACCTCTAATATTTTCTTTTGGAGTTTATCTGAGCATGCACAAAAATTTGTATAAATTTTACGAGCGTGCTTTTCGTGCCTGTGCAAATTCGTTGCGATTATACACCACGGAAGATACTCTCTTTCCGCTTCATTTTTGATTAGAAATTCGTGGGCTTCCTGTTCCAATATTTCATCTTGTTTCTTTTGCTCCGCCCTTTCCAGCTCTAATTCGTGTCGATGCTGAAACCAATAGATAAAAAATGACACCGCAATCGTTGCTACTAATGATAATGCGCCAATAATTATTTGAACAATTTCCGCTGCCGACATAAGACCTCCATTAAGGCAGTTTTTTTCTTTCTACCACCTAATCAGTACATCTGTCAAGTATACAAACGCCGAGTGGTATCATTTATATATAACCCCACTCGGCTATTCACTAAACGGTTTCCCTTATGTCTATACCGCAATTGAATTGGAACTCCAATTCGTGCTTGTCTATGACCTTAATTGCATCAAGCAGTTTCCGCATCACGTCTTTATCGGTGCAATTCGCTTTGGCATCGTCGATTAACTCATAGGCTTCTTGCAGTCTTTTCTGCGCAAGCTGGCATTGCAGATTATGCGCATGCACATTTTTCTCTCTTTCTTCAAGTTCAGCTATCTGCTGGCTGTACTCCGCATATTTTGCTTCGTACTCTTCCATACTCACATCGCCATCCCTTTTGGCTTTAAATAAATCCAGCACCGCCTTTCTCGCTTGCATCAGAGCGGATCGGATTTCCTCAATGTCTTCGGGCTTTTCAATATTCATACTTTCAAGGGTCGCTTGTTTTACGATTTCCATTAAGTCATCGGTTTCGCCGAGCAGCCGTTTAACCGCTCGTTCATAGGCCGCATAGATGTCTTTCTCTTTCAGCGGTCGCATTCTGCATGCTTGGTGGTCTTTCTGATGTGTTATGCAGACCCATGTCGGAATAAATTCCCCAGATGCCACGGTTCGTCCGTTTCGCCTGAACTTTGCACCGCAGTTTGTGCAGACCAGCAATCCGCTCAGCACATACTTTCTGCTGTATTTGCCTCTGCCCGTTTTTGCAGTTGAGCGGAGGTTTTTGCGTCTTTCCTTTTCGGCTTGCACCATATCAAACAGTTCCTGACTGATAATTGCTGGATGGCTGTTTTCCACATAGTAGCTGGGTGCTTGCCCTTCATTCTTTACCCTATGCTTGGACAGCACGTCAGGTTTGAATGTTTTTCCAAGTATTGCATTCCCTGTATATTTTTCATTTGCGAGGATATTAAGGATTGAGTTCGGCTTGAACCCATTTCCTTTCCTTGTCATATATCCCTCTGCATTCAGGGCATCTGCAATCTGTCTGACGGAATCCCCAGCGAGATAGTTGCGAAATACCATTCTTATGATTTCGGCTTCTTCCTCAACGATTTCATATTCATCGCCGTCCTTCTTGTACCCAAGGGTAGCAGGATTGATTAATACCTGACCGTCTTTGAACCTTTTTTGATATGCCCACTTGATGTTGGTTGACATGGTTCGGCTTTCTTGCTCTGCCATCGCAGCCAATATGGTTATCAGCACATCACCGCTTGCTGACATAGTATCGATATTCTGTGTTTCAAAGAACACACTAATTCCCATCTCCCTCAGCTCACGGATATACATTAAGGTATCAACAGTATTTCGCGCGAATCTTGATATGGATTTGACGAGTATGCGGTTAATCTTTCCAGCTCGGCAGTCCTCTATCATGCGCATGAAGTTCTTCCTTGCCTCCGCCTTTGTACCTGTCACACCCCAATCAGCATACCCAGGCACATACTCCCACTTTGGATTAGCCATTATCTTTTCTTCAAAGTGTTCTCTCTGGCGCTCATAGGAATCTTCTTGCTCATCGTTTTCTGTACTTACACGAGCATAATAGGTTACCTTTTCCTTTGCCGTTACCGCCGTCATATTCGGTCGGTATAAGACAGGACGTTCTTGCACTACCCTATTATTAATTGCCATAGGCTACCTCCTTTTCCCTTGCTAATCTTGCCATCCTTCGGTCGTACCATCCCTTTGCATTGCCTGATGCGCCGTTTGTGTATTCTCGACTGATTTCAACCCCGTTAATAAATATGAATGTGATTTTCTTCGGAGTCATTACCGCATAATCCAAGAATGTTTCGACTTTGCTCTCATCATATTCAGCTATCGGCACTAAGTCAGTCTTCGTGAGCCTTCGGATTGATTGCTTTTCTATTTGCTTATTAATGTCATCAATTTGTGCTTTCACCGCCTTCCATTCCGCATTGTAGTCGGCTATTTCTATCATCCTATTAACTTTAAGAGCATTCAACGCTCGTTCCTGCTCAAGCAGCCAAGCCAATTGTTGGTTGAGTGCCGATAATGAGTCGCCCTCACCTTTTATTGCTGTAAATTCGTTATAGCATTCTACGAACTTTTCTTTAAGGACAGTGTCTTTTATACGAGTGCCGTAGCAGTTTTCCGATCCGAATGTATCTTTCCTACTGCATACCCACACTATGGCTTCATAAGGTTTCCCGCAGTTTTGAACCTTTCGGATATAGTTTCCGCCACAGCATCCACATCTAATCTTGCCTGTGAATTCATAGTTCTTTCGAGCTACACCTATCTCACACTCGCATGCTCGTTCTCGCATCAGCTCTTGCACTTTCTGAAAGTCTTCAACCGATATTATTGCTTCGTGGGTGTTTTCCATGTAGTACTGTTTTACTTCGCCCCTATTCTTTCGGCATATCCCGTCTTCGTTATAGTACTTTTGCATTAAAGCACAACCTATATACTTTTCGTTGTTTAGGATATAGTGGATTGCACCCCTACTCCATTTTCCCTTGTTACCATAGTTTAGCCCTACTTTTTCGGCTGTTAGTTGCTTGGCTATGGCGAGTATACCTTTTCCGTGGATATACATATAAAATATCCGCTTTACCACTTCTGCCTCGCTTGGCTCAACAATAAGTGTGTTATCCTCTTTCCGCATTCGATAGCCGAGTATCTTTGCTCCTACGCTGATATAACCGTTTTTATACTTTTCTCGCATAGCCCAAGTTTGGTTCTGCGAGTATATTTTTAAGTCGTTTTCGGCCACTGAAGCTGCGATTGTTAGAAACACTTCGCTGTTTGGATTAAAGGTATCAATCTTTTCTTTCTCAAAGATTACCTTGATTCCCTCGTCCCTCAGCTCTCGCACCATTGATAGCAGTTCTTCCGTATTCCTCGCAAATCTTGCAACAGACTTTGTAAACACAACGTCGAATCGCTTTTCCTTGGCATCCTCCAGCAATCGTAGGAGCTGAGGTCGCTTACGCATCGACCGTCCGCTTATGCCTGAATCCGCATAGATTCCGACAAACTCATACTCGCTGCTTTCCGCCATCGCTCGTTGCCAATAATCTGTCTGATATCCTAAGCTGTGCATTTGTGCTTTGCTTTTGCTTGATACTCGACAGTATGCAACTGCTCTTTGCTTTGCCATTCTTACCTCCTTTCAACTACATCTTTTAATTTTCGGACTTGAATGTAGCTTAAAAAAATTTGTCCTACCCACTTCACCATGGGTAGGACAAACATACCGTAAAACTTTAATTGAGCCCAGCGAAACAGCGCCAAATCACGAAAGAATTTTAGACAAAATTAAGTCGCATATTTTCGCCTTTTCTTCATCGTTTATGATACCTTTAAGCCACATTTTTTCGACGATTGCTTGGGCATATGCGACCCGCAATGCCTTATTCTCCATCGTCTTCGTCCTTCTTACCGAGCTGTTTTATAATCTGATTAGTACCCGTAGCGGAAAGACCACTTGCTCCACCGATTAAAAGTGCCACGCAGACATTCGCCGCCGGGATGATGCTCGGTACGGCATAATAAGCCACCAAGCCAAGCACCGCTCCAAGTGCTGCCGAGATGAGCGGTATAAACCGCTTGAATTTTTCGTTATCCTGTACTGCATATTTAATGATATTCATTACCCAATACACTATCGTTGCGATTGCGGGTACGCTTATAAGCTCCAAATATTCCATTTAACTTTACCTCCTTAATTCTTGGTTGTTTGTTCGAGCAGAAACTCATACATCTCTTCGTCGGCTTTCTTATATGCCTCGATTGCCGCTTTCATCTCTCCGTTGGTCTTACCGTCGCGTATAGCAATTGCGTCTGCATAGGTGAGTTTTCCCACCGCATCTATGCTTTTGAGTATCAAGAGATTTTCCTTTCTCTTTGACTCGTCACGTTCCTCGTCCTGCTTCGCTTTCTTTCTGAAAAAGTGCTGCAAGAAAAAAAGCACCATTCCGCTGATGATGCTTGACGCTATACTTATTATAATTGCCGCCATTTTCCCTCCTATTTTTTACGTTCCCAATAATAAAGTGCGGATATATCCTCCGCACTTATCCGTTCCCATTCCCCGCCGAGACTTTCAGCAGGATTAACATCTTCTGCCGTCACTCTTACCGTGTGTACGGGAAAGAAACAGTCTATTATTTCCTGCTTTCGCATTTCGACTGCAAAATACGGCAGCACCGCCCAAGGCGATTTACCGTTGCCGATTTTAATTCTGCCCGTATCTTCTTCTATCCCGATTTCCCCTTTAAGCAAAACGGGATTTACGTTGAGCCAGTTTACTGCACTATCCGTCCGCAGGCGGACTTTGACACATACTTCTTTCTCCGCCATAGCCACCGCCTTTAAGCGTTGCCGCCGTTCAGGATAATGGTATCCGTTTCGTGCAGTATCGTTTTACCGTCCGTCAAATCCGCAGAGCTGGTCTGCCCGAAATTCTCCGTAAACGAATTCTTTGCGCGTTCTTCCGTATAGTACAGATTATCCTTTTCATTGATATCTGCGGTGGTCAGCACAACCGCGCCGACCTGTCCGTTGACAGAGCTGATTTTGCAATCGGGCGACTGCAGTTCGAGCCAGTTTTCCAAATTCGACGCAGGCGCATTCTTGAGAATGTACGACTTACTCTCGTCCGAACGAATTGCCACGTCGCCCTTTTGGGCAGTCAGCGCAAGCATTTCTTCTTCACTCGATACCGCAAACGGTTCGGTGATTGCAATGGGCGGAAGATACTTTTTATCTATCTTGCCGTTCGCCCCGAGTTCAACAAGGTTGCCCGCTTTCGAGCCGACGTTCCTTGCCGCCGCCGTGCCTGCGTCCGTTATTTTTGCAAGCGTTAATTCGGGGATATCATCGGGGGTAAGCAGTTCGGACTTGATAATAAGTCCCTTTTCATTGACCGTGAATTTAGTAAACGTACCCGCCGTAGTTCCGCTGTTAGCAAGCAGAATTTCAATATTCGCGTCCTCGCTTCCGTCAAACTCGGTTTCCCCCGTTGCGTCGCCCGATACGCTTATCTTTCTTGCTTCTTTGAGTTTCTGCGCTACCTGCGATTCCGCAACGACCTCCAACTCTTCCGCAGTAGGAATACGCTTCCACACCGCCGCCGTTTCGTTTTTTGCTATAAGTACGAAAAATTTATACTCCGCTTTGTTGAGCCACAGTTCGCCTATGTCGTAGTCCGTATCCGCATCCGTAGGATTCGTTTCGGAAACCACGATATCGTCGCTCACGTATTTCAAGTTCTCCCACGCCGCAATCCCGTCGCCTATCTTGATTTTTCTCGTATCGATTTCGATGCCGATTTCACCTTTTAAGAGTACGGGATTAACCGCCGCCCAGTTTGCCGCAGTATCGTTCCTGAGCTGTATTCGACTCTCCAATACCCTTTCCACATTTTCGTTAGCCATTTGCATTTCCTCCATTTATGATTTTTATTTGGTTATAATCCGCACCGATGCAGATATAAGTACCCGTAATTTCATCCCAGCGGTACGAACGGTTTTCCGTCGTATCCATATACAGTACTGCTTTATCCCCGCGATTGGGGAAAGCATACTTGCTCACATACTGCTGGGGTTTGAGCTTAACCTCTACCGTCCGCTCGTCATTGTCCACTAATGTTTCCGTTACGTCGTTCTTAATACCGTCATAGGACTTGGTTATTGCTCTGAACTGCTCGACGTGTATACACCCGTCGCATTTGCATTCGTTATCGTCTATCACTTTGCCGCCACCTCCAATTCTCTGTCTACAAGCGTATATACTTCCTTGCCTTTGCCACGCATATCTACCGTGAGCTGCAATTGATACAAAAGACAAGGCATCTTTGCCGTTTCTTCTGCCGTTAAGAATACGAAATACGAATCGCCTGTTTTCTCGAACCCGTCTGGGAAGACTTTGGTAAGTATCGGCTTACGGTTCTTCCGTCCGATACTGAACGTCAGCTTATCGCTTGGTTTGATTTGCAGTTTGCTTTCACCTGCTATCGGCAGTCCGACATGAAAAAAGGCGAAGCTCGCCGCCTCGCCTTGCGTTACTATTTGCCGTTCCATATCCACCGCCTATGCGTTTGTCGTATCGTTGAATCCGCCGTTCAGCGTATCGGCGCATTGGTAAGCGGAATCATTCGTATTGCTGAAATAAGAGCCCGTAAAAGTTCCCGTAGAGCTTTTCTTGTTTTGCTTACATCTGTAAACCCCCTTACAGCCCGAGAATCCGTATCCTGTGTAATCCGTCGTAGAAGGAATGCTGACGCCGCTTCCCTTACAACTTATAACGTCCTTACAATTTCTAAACCCTACTGCGCAACCGCCCAAAAATTTACGATCCGCATTGCGTGCTTCCGCATGAGCTACGCATTGCTGTAATGCAGTACAAGACCAAAAAGCATATGTCAATTTTTCCGACGAGCCTGCCGCATAACAGTTATTAAGATTTTGACAATTTGAAAAAACATACGCCTCGTAGCCGTTTTCGCTTATTGCCGTGCAATTATATAAATTAACACAAGAGCCGAAACAGTCCGTTGCAACATCGGTATAAGCAGCCGAACCGCAACTATGCACCGTTACCCCATACATAAAGCACTCGGTTTCGACTGCGTCAGAACTGTCGCCATAATACAGTCCATAAATAGGCTGTAAGCTTTTCGGATCGACTTTGAAGTATATCTTACTGCCAACCTCGCCGATTACGACTTTCGTTTTTGTTTTAGACAGGTTAATCCCCGCATAATATTTTTTGCTGCCCGACAGCGTCATATTATAAAGCAACTCATCGCTTTGCCAAGTTCCTTTTTTAATAAGTACGACCGAGTAATCATTACCCGAATCTGCTCTTATCCATTGCGACAGCTTATCGTTGCTGTCCACAATAAACGTTGCGCCGAAATCAGTTCCGCCGCCGCTTATATTCGGTTTATTGATTAAATCGTTATAATCTCCGCTCGTAGCTACATTATGTAATCCCGTAACCTTGCTTGCTGATACAGAAGCTATCTTAGCGTCCGTTACCGCCGCATCCTTTATCTTAGCCGTTTCTACTGCGTTGGCGGCTATCTTGACTGCAGTTACCGCACTGCTTGCCAATTTCACCGACGTTACCGCACCCGTACCTATCTTCGCCGACGTCACTGCCGTATTGTCTATATCGTTTGTTGCCACCGTAGATTTAAAAGCCAAAGCCTTTAAATCTGCAAGCCATTTCCTTATCTTTCCGAAAAACCCTTTCACCGTTTCTTTATCTCCTATACTCTCACGAGTTCCGCTTTGGACGCTGTTAATCTCGGCGTCCTGCACTTGTTCGGTTGTTATCTTTTTTTCTTGCAGATACTTCTCGTTCTCCGCAAGCGTATTAAATATTTCGGGCGTTACCTGGCTTTCCGCCGTATAGTTGCTCTTTGGTTCTGTCCATCCCATAATTGTTTCTCCTCAATATGTTTTCTCATGTGAATTAGTTTTGATTTTTATCTTTCCCCATCGACGGAGGGAATATCACCTAATTTAAATAGTATAATGTCACCTCCGCCATCCAAGTATCCAGAGTCGTTAGGGGCTTTTGAGCCGTCCGCATCCGTAGACTCTAACATTTTGAAACTCATTTTTCCGTTATAGACTGAGCATTCGACTTGGATTTTTACATAGTCGCCGTTATCATAAACGCTTGATACCCCGCTATACGCGCCGTTGTCATACGATGTAGTGGTCAGCAGTCCGCAACAAGCCACACAAGGAATACTTGCTCTATTCCAATATCGCACAAAGCACAAAAAAATCCCCGGCACCACATCGTAGCTCTGTCTAAAATCAAAAACGTATTTCGTTAATTGCACCCCACCGCCACCGATATTGGGTTTATTCAACAAATCGTTATAGTTTCCGCTCGTTGCCACCTTATGCAATCCCGTAACTTTGCTTGCTGAAACGGAGCTTATCTTTGCGTTCGTTACCGCGCTGCTTGCTATCTTTGCCGACGTTATAGCGTAGTTGTCAATGTCCGCCGTACCTACCGTGCCTTTAAACGCCAACGCTCGGAGGTCGGCAAACCATTTCCTTATCTTTCCGAAAAATCCCTTCACCGTTTCTTTATCCCCCAAAGTCTCTCTGCTTGTGCTTTGTGTGCTGGTTACCGTTGCGTCCTGCACTTGCTCGGTCGTTATCTTCTTTTCCTGCAAAAACTTTTCGTTTTCGGCAAGCGTATTGAAGATTTCGGGTTTAACTTGATTTTCTGCCGTATAATCGTTCTTCGGTTCGTTCCATTTTGCCATGTTTCACCCCCTATTTCTTACGTCCGCGTGTTTCTTGTTTAAGTCCTCCATCATAAGTAAATTTATTGTATTCACACAGCAGTTTTGCGCTGTCGCCGAATCTGTCTATACAGTCATACGTCAGCCCCGTTTCAAGCTCGGGATTACCACGCCATTCGGTTGTTATGCTGCCCTCGCCTGCCCTCATTCGGGTAAGCAATAAGGTCGCCATATACTCAGCTTGCTCATAGGATTGAACAAGCTCACTTGTCGGGTGCGAGTAGTCCACAACGCCGTACACCTCAATGCTCTTCTCATCTCTCACGGTTACCGTCCGCGTATTGATATTGATTGCATTCCCTGACACGGTTATTGTCGCCGATTGAACCGTACCCGAATTGTTCTTTATAACACAAGTGCAAGAATTAACTCCGCTGTCAAACGATACTATTTGCACCAGCGCATTGCTCAGCTTTGCATACGGATAGGCAACCTCGGATGTATAGTCGATTGCTATTGTTTTCGTTTCGTAAGGGTCTAACCATATCTCCGTTTCCGCAACGTCTATAATGTCGTTCTTTACTGATACTTCGCAGTAGTTAACCGATACGCTATTCGAAAAATCTGTCAGTGAGATGTTTGACTTATGCGAAAACATATTGCCGGGGTTGATAACTATTGGGCTGTGGATAGCGACGTCTTCTTCACACGAGATTACTATTCGGTTCTCTCTGTCGATAAAGACTTTGCAAAGTCCAGCATTCGCAATTTCTTGTAGCGCATCCCAACCAGTCGTCTTCGGCAATAGCGCCGTTGCAACAATGAAGTCTTTTAGCTTGTCGGTGATTTGATATTCCTCTGCCTTCATCCCCATGCTTTGCAGTATGTCTTCGGCGATTTCATATAAAGAAACATTCTCCATCAAAGGGAAGCCAACATAGGTCTTAAGCTGCAAGCGCATTAGCCTATCAGTGGCAGTGCATTTTACCCATTGCGAATCTTGGGGGATATCCCATTCGTCAGAGTAAAAAACACCGAGCGATTTATACTCAATCACACCGTTATTCTCTACACCGATATACGGATATAACTTTCTGTCCAAAAGCATTAACGTCCGCAGATATCCCTTATCGAATTTGCGGGCTTCGTTATAAATCTGCACGGTCATACTGTCCGAGTTTATGCTGTAATTCCCTTCCGACGAACAGAGTTCTTCGCCCACCTCAAAGGAAAGCAATGCATCGCCTTCGTAGGTTTCATACACTCTTTCAAAGAACCGCAGAAATTTTGCGCAAGCATTTGGCGTACTCCATTTTAATATCGTCATTCTTACCGAGGTGATGTCTGCCACCTTCGGGTTTACGACTATCTCCACTTTCGTGTTGCCTACTATCGTGTCGGTCTTTACTACCGTACCGTTTCTCTTATACTGCAACGTAAAGTCAACGGGATATTGGTTGAGTTTCTCATCGCCGATGACTCGCCAATAGATTATCGGGCGCATACCAAATGACAGCTCAATGTATGGCTTATTTGCAAATGCCCCCGTACTATCTGCGAGTTTTCCACTCCACCACCCAACGACGAGGTCGTCCGACATCATCTGGAATGTGCCGTCCATGGTAGAGTTGCCGTCCATTGTACAAGCTTTAACCGTTGGTTTATACGGTGGCTTATAAACTTCGGCAGGATGGCTGATTTCAGAGTTGGCACTGACCGAAACCTTTACATCACGGCTCAGTTCCTCATCCGCATATACAATCTCGACTTTGCCGTAAACCTTACGGGGATTATCCGAATATTTCATCGCTATCTCTCCCTAAATGCTACCGCTACGCTTTTCCATATCAGCTTGCCCTTCGACCAGTTATATTGCGGTAGATACGCCAAGCCTTCCGCCCTCGCCGTAATGCTTATAAGGTTGCCCGTAGCATTGTCATGGAACGATACACCCGTGAATATGCCGCCTTTAACGGCATTTGCAAGCACAGCCATATCATCTGTCGATAGATATTCCCAGCTTACATCCACTCGGCGTTTCGTTCCAACAATATCTACTACCATCGTTCCGTCAACAGTCCGCTCTGCCTTGTCGAGTTCTTCATAGGATATCGAGATTTCCGTTGGTGCTTTAATCGATTTGCCGTTTATCTTAAAAAACTCCATCCTACTCCTCCGTCAGTTTTACGCCGTTGCGCTTGTATTCTTTTGTGAGCTTCGGCATCATAACCCGTGCAAGAGTTTGACCGTCAACTTGCATAACGATTTCCTTATCTTCACCTCCGCCCAATCCGTTCATTGCTGCCATTCCTTGCAGTAGTCCATTTAACAGGTCGCCGTTAGGACTTGACCCCACGCCTACCATTGCTCTGTTTGGCGATGCGGTTAACCCGAGCGTACTCGCTACTTCGAGAGCAGCCCTTTCCATCATCGGGATGTTTTCATACATGTCGTTCGCCATCATATTCAAGAGGTTCGGTATCCACTCGTCTGCTGTATGACCTGGACCTTTCTTTGTCGGCGAACCAAACCCAAGGAAGTTGGCTATCGACTTGCCTATGCTCTTTACGCCGTCGACAACCCAACTGCCCGCCTTCTTAATTCCGTCCCCAATGTTGGAGACCATGTTCTTACCCCAATCAAACGCTTTCGTTCCGAGGTTTTTGAAGAAATCTCCTACGTTACCGAACAGCCCCGTTATTCCGTCCCATACGTTACTGCAAGTCGATTTGATTCCGCCCCAAATGTTGGAGAAGAACCCCTTGATTCCCTCCCATACATTCTTGAAGATATTCCAAATGGTTTCGCCGACGTTGCCAAAGAACGAGCAGATGTTTTCACCGAATCCTTTAATAAATTCCCAAATGCCGAGGAAAATGTTTTTAATGCCCGACCATATATTGCCTGCGAAGTCTTGCATATACTCCCAAGCTGCCGACCAGTCGCCACGCAGCACAGCACAGATAATTTTGATTATATCAAGTATCGCATTGACCACGTCGATTACTGCCATTAAGAACGGCCCGAGCGCATCGATGATTGCGCCGAGTACGCTCGACACTACGCCCCATAAGGTCATAACTAATCCGCCGATTAACTCGAAAATAGGTTTCAACGTTTCGTATAATTCACATATCGTATCCCAAAGCGATGCAAATAATGTTTTGAGCTTTTCCCATATCGGACGCACATACGAGAAGAATTTGGCGAGCGAGTCCTTTATTATGCTGAATGCGCTCTTTACGCACGTCCATATATTCGTGAAAATCGTCTTGACCGTGTTCCAAATCTTTTCGCCGTTCTTTTCCCAAAACGCCTTTATTGCATTGACCGTATCCACAACTACCATCTTGATATACGGCCATACCTTTTTGGCTATTTTAAGAATGAGATTGAACTTAGCCTTGACCACGTTCCATACAATCTCAATGGCTTTCTTTACTGCGTTTATTATCTTCTCACCGTTCTGCGCCCACCAAGCTTTGATTGTTTCGGCAACAGCGAGTATCTTTGATTTTATTTTCTCCCATATCCGCATTACCGCGTTTCGGAAGTCTTCGTTGGTCTTCCATAGGTAAGTTACCACACCGACCACCGCCGCTATTGCCGCTATTATAAGTCCGACCTTTGAAAACAACAGCGACCCGACTTTCATAATCGTGCCGACGCTTCCGATGAGTTTGCCTACAACTAATAAAAGCGGCCCGATTGCCGCCGCCAAGAGTGCTATGGTTACTATGTTCTTTTTCGTTCCCATTGACAGCCCCATCAACTTCGCCGTCAGCGGTGAAATGTACTTTTGGATGAACTGTCTTATGATAGGAATCAGCACGTCACCAAACGATATGGCGATTTCTTCAAGCTCTGATTTAAGTATCTTCACTTGCCCTTGCAAGGTATTGAGCTGGACTTCTGCCATTTCGGTTGCCTTATTTGTTCCCGTGATTGACGCCGTCATATCCCTGACCGCATCGCCCCCCGCAGACAGCAAGGCAAGCATTCCGGGGCCCGCTCTCGCACCGAATACCTTCATTGCCTGAGAGGTGTCCATTCCTGCGGCACCGAGTCTGTCTATTATAGTTGCAAGGTCGTTTGTTGCGGGATTAACCTCGTCATATGTCAGCCCCAATTCCTCAAACACGCCGAGCGCAGCCGTGGACGGGTTCATTAACGACACAAGCGATTGCCTTAGCGCAGTACCCGCAGTAGATCCGTCATAGCCTGCGTTGTACAGCACAGCAAGCGCACCCGTCGTTTCTTCTATTGAGTATCCCAAACTGTTAGCGACAGGCCCGACGTAACCCATTGAGTTCGAGAGCTTATCCATGTTCGCCATCGAATTGCCGATTGCCGCCGCAAACACGTTTGTTACACGTTCCGCTTGGTTAGCTTCCAACCCGAACTGGTTTAACGTTGAGATAACCGTGTCCGTTGTGAATGCGAGGTCGCTCTGCGTTGCCGAGGCAAGGTTCAGGGTTGCTTGTATGGAATCCGCCATCTGGTCTACTTTGTAGCCCGCCGACGCCATATAGTAAAGCGCATCCGCCGCCTGGCTTGCAGAGAACACGGTCTTTGAACCCATCTCTCTGGCAAGGGCGGTCATTCTTGCAAAATCTTCGCCCGTTGCGCCTGCGACCGACGCCGCATTCGCCATACTCTGTTCGAACTGCTGCGATACGTTCACCGCAGCCGTGCCGAGCGCTAATATCGGGGCGGTTATGCTTGCCGTAAGTTTTGTTCCCGCTTTTGTGAACGCCGTAGACACCTTTTGAATTTTCTTTTGTGCGTCTTGTAGTCCTTTCGAGAGCGAAGATATGTCCGCTGCGATTTTTACGACAAGGTTTCTTATTACCGCCATACCTTCACCTCCCTTATTGAATTTTTTGCACGAAAAAAGCAAGCACCTTTTCAATACTTGCTTTTACGTTTTATTTGTTCGGGATTAGTTTCCCAAATTTTCCTTTAAAGCCACAATCCTTTATTCGGTTTATATAGATTTCATTGTCTTTATTCTTTTCATCGAATTTTGCTAAGTGCCATGTCACCTTCTCGGTATCAATTAACTTGCACAGTTGACATATATAAAATAAATCTGGCTCTGAAAAAGAAAAACCTATTGAGTAGATGTCTTCAATTTCAGACAGCTTTACTCGTTGAAAAAAGTCTGAATGTTCATAAAAGCATCCGCAGACGTCCTTTTTTAATTCATCAAACATTCTTCTTAAGCAGTCATTAATCACGAATGTTTTCCATGTTTCTTCTAAATACGGGTTTTCTTCAACTCCATGACCAACAATGATTGCCTCGCCTTGCTCACCATGAATATGGCATATTTTAGATTTGCTTATATTGTAAACTGTCTCTAATGTGTTCGTGTAATTAAATGTAAGGAATTCAGTTTCATCATCAAACAATTTCATAAACCTTGCTTGCGGTTTTGCTATGCTTACATCTATTGAATCGATCCACTCACTAAAAAGATTTTTTACCTCCAAAATACAGCAGCTCAGCTCACTTACAATGTCCTCACGATTATAAATAGTTCTATACACTTCATCATCGTCGTCAGCTGCCATAGCCTCGTCCATACCATAGTCGTCAAAATATGAAAGATATTGATACCTGCCCATTGCATCTTCAAAATCTTCCCACTTGTCGCCACGAGTAGTGTCGTCTATCAAATCAATCAAGAGCCCAGCAGTGGTCTCTCTATCGGCTATTGTGTCACAATCTCGCCCCATATGCGTTGCAGGCATATAAGAGATTTGCCCATCACATTCTTCATTGAGAAATTCCCTAAAATTGGAATATTTTGTTGGCAATTTGTGAGCGGAATCAAACCCATTCCCTATTATAAATAGTTTCTTCATAAGTTTTCCTTAAACTTTTTTATTAATGTCTTATATATTTTTTATAAAAAAATTTAAGGCGAATTAAACATTGATTCTAAATTTTGACGCCTTTCTCCGCCGCCATCGCTTTCAGAATGGCGTCGCCTTTGCTTGGTTTGCTCGTCGGCTTTTTGCGTGCATCCTTCAACAGTTTCTTCAAACTCGGCAGTTTTTTCTGCCGGGCGAATGCTTCCGTGTGCCATGCAAGGCAGAGGATATTTTCGAATTCCGTTTGCTCACGGTGCTGTGTTTGTTTAGCTATAAGTTTTAACTCATACGGAGTATAATCTCCAACCGTCAACGGGTCGACCCCAAAAACAACCACCGCTTTATCGCATAAAGCCGACAAGTCAATAGCGGCGGTTACTTTTCCCCCGATTTATCGCCCTTCTCGACTGTATCCGCACCGAATGCTGCGGTCAGAGCCTCGCCGAGTTTTTCTGCGATTTCGGATATGCTTGAATAATCGTCTATTAAATCTCCCACCTGTTCGGGCGTGAGGTTTTTATCTTCATGACAAAGACCGCAATAAATAATGACAAGCAAGTCTTTAACGCCGACGTTGTTTAAGTCAAACGCCAACAGCGACTTACCCGTAAGGTCTTCGATTTTTGCAAGTGCGTTCATTCCGTAACGCAAGGTTCTGGGTCTGTCCAGAGTAATTGCTACGCCTTTCTTCATTGTTTTTCTCCCTTATCTTTATTCGCCCTTTTCAAAGGAGAGCGCACCCGTTCCCGTGAACTCGATACTTATTGACACAACGTCGTCCACGGGGTCTTCGATAGAAAGACTGTTTATATAAGCCTCGCCCATATAATAGTTTTTTCCGTCTACAAATAGCTTGACGACCACCGTCGTTCCGTTCAAGAACGCCGACTGCAAAGCCGCCTGACCTTCTTCGTCTACGGGTACTTCATAGTCACCCTCGGAGGATGCAGACCATTCCTTTAACCCCGTAATATAGTTCTTCCAATCGTCGCCAAGTGCTGTGGTTTCCAAAGTATCCAACGACAATTCCAGCGACCAGCTTTTGATGCCGACCACCTTCTTCGCTGCGCCGTCGCCGATGACGACCTTTCCGCCTTTTCCCGCTACCGCCATTTCAGTTCCTCCTGTTATTTTTCATTGAAATAAAACTCAAACTCGATGCTGGACATATATTCTTCCGTGTCGAATTTGAGAGCTGTGTTCCCGTTATATTCGTAATCAGATTTGACAAAAACGGCTTGAATACACAAGCCGTTCATGTCACCCTGATAATCTTGTAAGGCTTTCTTTATTAGCCTTGATAGTTCTCTCGTTTTCTTGTAGGTTGTATCGTGCGAAACGAATTGCACCGTTTGCCTTACAAAGCCCGTATCGCCTTGCAATGCCGAATCATAGTTGGCAAGTACAGGCGCATAAACGATTGCGGGCAAAGGTGCGTCCTGCGGCAATACGATGGGATATATGCGCCCGTTAATGCGTTTTTTAATATCCGCATCCGCCGACAAATACTCATAAAGAGCCTGGCATATATCTTTCATAGCTTGCGTCCTACCGCCTTTGATATCTCTGCCACTATTGCCGCATTAATTTGGTTTTGGTTATCGTCCACGGCGTTCCGCAGAAACGGGTTCGCAGGTCTGCCCCTTGCCCCAAGCTCGACGTGAGTGCCGTACTTTAAGGACTTATCATAGTCCACTTGTACGGTAGCTTTGACCTTCGTAGCTTTGCCTTCAGTCAGATGCAGACTCTGCTTTAACGCGCCCGAATCCACGGGGCAGTTTCGCTTGGCGTCTTCAAGCGCTATTTTGCCGCCTGCCTTTGCGCCTTGCATCATTACTTGAGCCGCCGCATCGTCCATTGCTTTAAGGTCTTTTACAATCGCACTTGCGCCCTCTATCGTCGTTTTCACTTTCCGCTGCTTTGCGCTGAAGCTCATTCGATACCATCTCCTTGCAGTTTAGTATTGTTTTGGTATGCGCCGTATCCGCATCCATAGTGCCGACTATTTCGTACAGCTTTCCCCTGTACATTATTCGGTGCATTACGTCAAGCCACGGCAAATAGCGGATTGTAATTTTAACTACCGCTTCCGCCGTTACTTGCTGGGCGAACATCTGCTCGGTGCCGCTTACGGGCGATATTGCCGCCCACACCTTTGCAACAGTCTTCCACTCGCCGATTTCGCCACCGTATTCATCACGGTCTTTGAAGAATTGCAGAATTTCCACCCGGCGGTTGAGTTTACCAATATTCATCAGAACGCCCCCTTTCGATATGCGAACAACATGCGGCGGACAAGGTCGAGCGTTTCCTTTATATCCACGCCCGACTTATTGTCCTTCGCTACTTGCCGTTCTTCGTAAAGCGTTCCAACTACTATGAGCATTGCTTGATGCACGGTTTCGGGAATTTCCTCGAATTCCGTGAGTTTATACCGCAGAGTTTCTTCTATCAGCTCTTTCGCCGTTATGATTAACGAGGAGACGAGCGCATCTTCGTCGTCACCGTCCAAGCGGAGAAAATCTTTTGTTTCCTGCAACGTCAACACGCTCGATCGCCTCCTTTTGATTTAACCGCGTTTGTCGAGGGTAATGAAAGGCGAAACGGTCGCCTTGCCCTTATAAGGTGCGAGAGGCTTGTTCCAGATAGGTTTGCCGTCCACACGATAAATGAAACGGAACACGTTCTCGTCGTAAAGGAATCTTACGTGTATGGAACTTGCTGCCTTAATACCGCCCTTATCAATGAGCAGATACTGACCGACGTCCGCCAAGATAATGTCGCCAACTTCGCCCGCGGCATTGCACTGTTCGAGGGGAACGACGGGTCTTCCGAAAATCGTGCCGTAAGGCTTTTCCGAAATACCGCCAGCGGGAATGTAAACGGGCTTATCGCCGAGCTTAAGCGTATAGAGATACGGCTCGATTTCCTGGTTAATATACCAAACGGCGTTTGCTCTCGACTTCGACCAGAGTCTGTTCCACATCTTGATGAGGTTCTCAACGGTGATGATATCCTTCTGGTCTTTTTCTTTCTCGACCTTAACCAGCGCACCGCTGTTCAAGATACCGAGAGGTTCACCCTCGCCGCTACCCGACAGGATTGCGTCGTCCATCTTAAATCCGAACTCTTCGGCAAATGCCTGACGGATAACCGCCTCGAGAGCCGCCGCATCCTGTAAAAGTTCGTCGGTTGCATAGCACAGACCCGTGAGTTTCTTGAGCGAAAGTTCCATCTGTCTGAACTTGGGTTTACTGCCCGTATGCTCGTCAGCCTCCGCCTCCCAGTAAGTCTGAACACCTCCCCATCTTGAACCGTTTGCACGGCTGTCTTCGTCCACGGCGTTGATTTTCAGTCCGTTGGCGTTTGTGCTGATGGGAATTTTCTTAACCTTGCTGGCAAGGATGCCCGTTTCGTAGGTGCGCTTTAAGAGTTCCTTAACGAAGTCCTGCTGAACAAGGAAACCGCCGTCCGAGGGGGTGCTTTCGTTCAAACCGCTTGCCGCTCTCGTTGAAAGACGCTCGTCGGTATGTCCGCCGGGCATTGCCGCACGGTAAGCCGCAAGGAGCTGTTCACCGAGAGTGCCGAATCTCTTTTCTTCGGGTTTCTGAGGTGCGGGCTTAACCTCGGGCTTTTCAATTACCGTTCTTTCCTCGGGTTCGATTGCCAGCATTCTCTCCGCTCTCGTAATGCTTTCGTCCCACGAGCGGATTTCCGATTCATAACCGTCGATTTCTTTCTGTTCGTCTTCGGTGAGGAATCTGTCTTCCGCCTCTGCCTTGTTCAAAACCGCCATTGCTTTGAGCCTGGCGTCTTCTCTTTTTGCTTTCATTTCAAGCACTTTCTTCATCGTCATATTATTTTCTCCTTAAATATTTTTGAATTTGGTTTTTAAGTTTTTGAGCTTTTCTTGCTCTTTTGCTTTCTTCGCTGCGCTTTCCGCCGCCTGCTCCGCCGCTTCCGCCTGACTTCTCTGTTCAGCTTTGTATCCGTCGTATTCCTGCATAGCTCTGACACCGACGTCGGTTGCCGTGTATGCAGGGAACGTTACGGGACTTACGTCGAAAAGTTTGACCTTGCGAATCTCTCGCACGTCCATACCGTCCTGCGTTGACCACTCGTCTTCCTCGACTATGAAGCCTATTGACATCTGTGTGATATCGCCCCTGCGTATACTCGTCTCAATGTCTTTTGCCCAGCTCGTATCGGGCGGGGTTATTCGCACACGCAAGCCGATTTCATCCTCCACAAGTTCAAGCGTTCCCGCACGGTTTCTGCCGAGTACGTAATTCGGGTCGTGGTTAAACAGCGCACGGATATCGTCTTTACCGATACTCTCGTTAAATGTGCCTTTACGGACGATTTCCTTAAACGGGAAGATTCCGCCGAGTGTTTCACTCCAACTGTCGAACACCGCCGCATGCCCTTCAATTACCGTGCCGCCGCTTTCACTTTCCGCTATCCGAAGCTCCTTCATCGGGAGCATTCGCAGTTCCCTTTTGCTTTCCTTCATTACTACCTCCTTCTTTGTTTTCTGTCGGCTGGTTTGCCGTTATCATGTTGCCGTTGACAAGGTACTCATCTCCGCCATTCTCCGCAGGCACGAGCGACATATCTTCTAAACGGCGGATATCGTTTATAGACAGCCAGCCATTTTGCCGTCCTACTGCATAGCCCTCCATTCTCGATTTGTAATCGCCTCGCATTAAGCCGTCCACATTGAATTTGGCGAAATACAAAAGCCGTTCCTTCTCATCCAAGAGTGAACGGCTTATTTCCTGCTCCCATCTGACCAGCCAGGGTCTTATGGTATGCTGTACAAATTCAATTGACTGATGCTCAATGTTACTGAACGTTGCTCGTTCCAAATCCCCCACAAGGTGCGGCGGAACTCGAAAGATACGACAAATTTCGTTGACTTGATATTTCCTCGTTTCAAGAAACTGTGCGTCTTCGGGCGCTATGCCTATTGTGTGGTATTTCATTCCTTCTTCAAGGACTGCTACCTTATGGCTATTCTGCGTCCCTTGATAGACTTTGTTCCAGCTTTCCCTTAACTTTTCGGGGTCTTTAAGAATGCCGGGGTGTTCCAACACACCGCCAGGTCTTGCACCGTTGCCGAAGAATTTTGCCCCGTATTCCTCTGTAGCAAGAGACAGACCAACCGCTTCCCTTGCTTGGGAAATAGGGCTCAACCCCGTTACCCCGTCTAATGACAGACCTTTAATATGAAATACTTGCTCGGGGCGGTACACATAGGTTTGGTTCGTTATATCGTCCGAATACGTGTATTTAATCTTGCCCGTTTGCGTATCACGCTCGACCGTCATATTCTGTGGTTTCAAGTACCACAACTCGGTTACGTGTCCGTTCTTCTTGATTTTCCTTGCATATGCATTTCCCCACAAAAGCAACGAGGTCATCATCGTTTCACGAAACTCGAAACTTGTCATTTCCTCGTTTGGTAATTCGTAAAGACAAGAAAACAGCGGATGCTGTTCCGCCGATTCGTTCTTTCCGTCCTTGCCTTTTTTATACAGATGCAGCGGCAGACTTGCCACCGTTTCCGCAAGGATTTTTACACATGCATATACCGCCGAGGTTTGCATAGCTCTGAGTTCGTCAACCCTCACACCGCTATTACTGTTGCCGAGCATATCCACATCCACGCCCCTTATAAAGTCTTGCATTTCTTTGCTGGGTGCGTTGCGCCGTTCACGCCTTGGTGCGTCCCTACTTCGTCCGAATAATCCCATTTGCCCTCCTTGTTTGAAATAATAAAACCGCCCTTTCGAGCGGTTGTTTGTTTTCTTGATTATTTGCTCTCTATGCCCTTCAGCACCTTTACGCTTATGAGTGCGCCGAGTATGTTGTCGATTGCTTTCCATTCGGGGGTGCATTTTAATCCCCTTACATAGTTGCCTTTCATTTGCTCTCTGTACGTTGCAGCATAGTGGGCAGCCATTTCCTCAGCTATGATTTCAGGTGCATGTTCCACATCGGTGAGTATCCTTGCCTTGAGTGCCTCTATCTTTGCGTCGTAGGCTTTCTTCTCGTCCTCGGTAGCGTATGCGTAGTAGCCGTGGCTGTATGCTTTCAGTCTTCTGAAGATGTCTTTCTGCTTGGTTTCCATCTTAGTCTTCCTCCTTGGTCTGTACCCATACACCGTTTGCTCTGTAGTGCTTTGCAATTGCGCCTGCGAGTTTGCCGCTTACCTTCTTTGCGACCGTTTCGTATTTTCCGCTTTCTCCGATAATCATTACTGTGTAGGTTTTCATTTTTTGCTCCTTCGGGCTTGCTGCCCTTGCTTTGTTTTACACCCATACAATACCGTATAAATCGGAAAGAGCCCAGCGAAACACCGTCAAAACACGAAACTTTTTTAAAGAATTTTTGCACTAAAAAACCGCCCTTTCGGACGGTTCTGTTAGGCTTTTTATACGTTAGCTTCCAAAGATAATTGTTCCAGTTTCGAGCTGTTCTCCGTGATGCAGCATCTCGATTATGCTTGTTATCTTGTAGTACTCGTCCTCAGCATATTCGCTTAACTCATCCCACCATGCCGACCTCAGCACTTCGCGTCTTTCCACCTCGCCAACCGAGCCGAGCTTGCTGCTGTAGGCTTCAGGGTTGTAGGTCTTTGCCTCGGCATTAAAGGCGTCTTTTAGTTTGAGCCATAATGCATGTGCTTTGCGGTAGGTTTCAGGGTTGGTTTCCTTAGTTAATTCGGCTATTGAACACACCATATGTTTTGACCATTTTATTTGGGTATTGATGTTAGCAATCACCTCTTCCGCCGTCTTCCATTCATAGTTGTATGCCTTTGCGCTTACTTTTTGCTTTGCCATTTTGTTACTCCTTCTGGGGTGCTTCCCCTCTCTTTTTTGTAACACAACAATACCGTAACCGTCCGAAAGAGCCCAGCGAAACAGCCCCCAAAACTAAAACAAAATAAAAGAATTTTGAATAAAAAAACCGCCCGGCGGACGGTTTTTCTTTATTCCTGTTAGGCTGCTTGGCGGTCGATTTCGATTAACCTTTCCAGCATGCAGACGATTTCGCAAGCATCTCTGATATCTTCGTCCATTGCGATTTGGAGTATAAGTCCTTTTGCGGTACGCTGTCTATCTTGTAGCCATCGTATAAGATGTCATAGACTGCACCGCCTGTTGCCTTAATCGCAAACGCATCGGTCGATTTCCTTACCGCTATGATATCCACCGCCGCGTCCGTGGCGATAGTCAGGCTTTTTATAATGTTGCTCTTTTGCGCCTTGACCATTATCCGTCGGTTGACGTGCGCAGTTTCGCCAATCTTATATTCAACCATTGTTTTGCCATCCCTGATGCTTTTTAGCTGTTCTTCCCAGCAGTTCAATCAGCGTGTCGTGTACCATCGATATCTGTTTAAGGGTATCCAAGTTTTCGTTCATCATGCATACCCCGACACCCTTATCACACAGCTGGCGAAGCACCTTGATTGTTGCCGCCAAGTTCCTATTGAATTTGGCAAGGCACTTCACAGCGATATAATCTATATTTCCGCTGAGTGCATCGTCTATCAACCGTCGGTATTCTGGGCGGTTGTTATACCGCCCACTCTTACTGATATCAGTGTATATCTCTGTCGGCTCAAATCCGAACAGTTCCTTGAACCTTGCCACTTGGTTTACTTTTTCCTTTTCCTCGTCGGACAACCGTGCCACCCGACAGTATAATACCGCTTTCTGCTTTTCCATAATCGCTCTCCTATTCGCTCAAGTCGATGTTGATTGTTATCGTCTTTGTTTCCGTGAAGAGTGTATCTATCGACTGCACCTCGCAGTAGAGATACTGATATGGCACGTCGTCCGCCGTTCCCTTGTACAGCTCTTCGCCCGAGTTTAGGTCGAAGAGGACGATTTCTTGGTCGGACGTTTCGGTGAATATGCTTGTCAACTCATCTACTGTCATCTTAGTTATCCCCCAGCGTATTTTGCATAAATTCAATTGTAGCTCTGAATGCCGCCGCCACCGTCATACCTTCAGCGATGCGCTCGTCCATATAGTTCTTTATCGCTTCGGTTGCGCCTTGCTCGTTGTATTCCTCGGTTTCGACCATAAAGGCTACGAGGTCAGCATGCGTCTTGATTTCTCTGGGTTCGCTTTTGTCGAGTGGCTTTGAGTCCATAAGTGCATAGCTGATGTGGTTAATTGCTGCCCACTCTGCATCGTGCCTCGGTGTTAGGTAGCCGTTGGTGAATGCCTCTCTCCACTTTCTTGCTTCGCATTTCCCGAACTCGTCGGCGATGATTTCAGGTGCGTGTTCCACATCGGCGAGTATCCTTGCCGTTACCTCTGATATCTTCGCATCATATATCGCATTTGATTCTGCGCTATTGTTGCCGTGGAAGCCGTCGCCGTAGTTTCTCAGCGTCTTGAAGATGTTTTTCTGTTTTGCCATTTTGTTTCTCCTTTCGGGCTTGCTGCCCTTTCTTTTTTGTAACACAACAATACCGTAACATCCTGAAAGAGCCCAGCGAAACAGCCCCCAAAACTAAAACAAAATAAAAGAATTTTCAACAAGAAACCGCCCCTGGCGGACGGTTTCTTTATCGTTTTCTTCTTAGTGGTTTTATCATTTTATGTGTTACCCTCAGCAGGCAATTGTTCCAGCGCAGATATACATATCTGCTGTTGCTCTTTGCCACCTCGAGCTGCGTGCCTTTGGGTATAGGCTTTACACCGTATATTTCAAAATCCTCAAGCAGTTCAGCGAACCGCATGTCGTCAATCTTATTCGGCACTCGATCACCTCCCTTCTTGGCATATTCTGCAAGGTTGGTCGACACCTTCGTAGTTGCTCGAACACCCAGAGCGGATTATCTGATAGTTGCCTTCGGCATTTTTCAGCCCCACCGCATTACCTATCCAGCCACCGCATTTGGGGCAAGTGAATTTCAGCATCTTGCACCCTGCTTTTATTTCTTCGTCTATTAGTCCGTCTGTGGTTTCACTTACCTTTACGTGTGTCACTTCGACGATGCCATCTGATAATTCGATTCGTTCCATACCACACCGCCTTACTTAATGTCAAAGTCCTCAGCCGAGGTGAACAGTTTGTATTTGGTCAGCTTGTTCTTTTCTATGTACTTTTTCACCGCCTGTTCGCTTTGCAGTCCTACGATTTGTTCGTAAGGGCTGTTCTCTTCTTTCTTATACATTATTACTGCTGGATAGCCTTTTTTCAGCATCGACTTGTATGTCTTTTCCCTATCCATCAGTTCCAGCAGTTCCCCCATGAACATTTCCGCATCAACGGGTAAGTCCGCATATTCGCCTTCCAGTGGGAATCGCTCGTAGTATTGTTTGACCGCTGCATCAAGGATTGGCTGGTATTCTTCTCTGCCTTTCCTTCCGTCATAAAAGTCGATGTCCGCCATGCTGCCGTCGCCGCTGTCGTTATACCATGCGACCTTCTTGTTTCCGTACCATAGGTCGCCCTGGTTTCCTTCCCAGTCCCTGCCTTGGAACGTCCTTCTGTTCTTGAGTTTAAATCCGAATAAACTTGCCATTTTTTCTCCTTTCGGGCTGACTGCCCTGTGCTTATTTTGTAAGCATACAATACCGTAACATCCTGAAAGAGCCCAGCGAAATTGCCGTGAAAAACGAAGAAAAAGAAACAAAAGAAAACGCCGAAAACCCTTGTAAAAGACTTGCAAACAACCAAACATTACGCTAATATACAACCATAAATCAAGCATATATAGGGGTGTAGCAATGGAGAATAACTTTATGGGTTTCGATGATTTCATTTACGTGGTTAAGGTTACCGAGGACGGCGAGGAGTTTACCTATGAATACGGCAACCCCAAGCACGCCCTCATTCAGCTGGAAACCGAACTGAGCGGCAAGCTGTTTAGGTATAACACCGTAACCAAGCAAGAATTCGAGGTCAAAGGAGACGAGCTGCAAGCATTGACCGCACAATATATGGCGGTCAACGGCACTCAGTCGTAAATCTCGACGCCGTCACGAATGTGGCGGATTTCCGCCTCGGGGCAGAGTTCACGGTATCTGCGAACTATAACGTCGCAGTACTTCGGCTCAAGCTCAATTGCACAGCACTTGCGGTTGAGCTGCTCGGATGCGATAAGGGTTGACCCGCTACCGCCAAATGGCTCGAATACCGTATCCCCTTCACGGCTGCTGTTATAGATGAGCTTGGCGCATAACGTTATAGGTTTCATTGTAGGGTGGTCCGGGGATTTGCTCGGCTTGTTATCCTCGATTACCGTGGACGGTATATCAAGGATTTTTTCTATAAGCTCTACAAGTTCCGCTTTGTTCATCTTCCGCAGATTTTCCGTCAGCCCCTCTAAAGCCGTGGCTATGGTGCGATCGTCTATGAAATAGTGTCCCGCACCTTCCTTCCATCCGTACAAAATCGGCTCGTGCTTCCATTGGTAGTCCTGACGACCGAGCGTAAAATGGTTCTTCAGCCACACCAAAGTCTGCGAGTATTTAAACCCAGCGTCCGTCATCGCCTTCGTGAAGTTTACCGTTTCCTTCGTGCTGTGGAAGACATAAACGGGTGCGCCCTTTTTCAGTCCGCTTTCGGCTGCCTTATAGAATGCCAAGAGGAACTGATAGAACTCGTCGTCCGAGAGGTTGTCGTTTGCTATCGTGCTTTCCGTTCTCGTATTCGAGCGGTGTTTGCCTGCTATGCTTGCGCCGTAGTCCACATTATAGGGTGGATCGGTTACCATGATGTCCGCCGACTTGCCGTCCAGCACACGGTTCACTTCGTCCCTTTGCGTGCTGTCGCCGCATAACAGTCGGTGCTGACCAAGTAACCACAAGTCGCCCATCTTGGTCTTAGGCTCAGTCGTTGCATTAAAAGCGGACTCAGTGTCAAAGTCGTCTTCGTGGACATTCTCCATGGAGCCGCTTCCGAACAGTTCCTGCGCCTCTGCTAAGTCAAAGCCCGTAAGAGTGATATCGTAGCCGCTTCCGTCTAAGTCTTTTAAAAGGCTTGTCAAAAGGTCGGTATCCCACTCGCCGCTGATTTTGTTCAGAGCGATATTTAAGGCTTTCTCCTTGCTCTCGTCCAGGTCGACCACAACGCAGTCCACTTCGGTGAAACCAAGGTCTTTCATTACTTTTAGCCTTTGGTGTCCGCCGACAACCACGCCTGTGCGTTTGTTCCAGATTACTGGTTCTACATATCCGAATTCTTGAATACTGCGTTTGAGCTTTTCATATTCGGCATCGCCAGGTTTAAGGTCTTTCCTTGGATTGTAGGTGGCAGCTTTCAGTTCTGAAACATCTCTTTTTTCTATCTGCATTAATTCCCTCCAAAATAAAAAGACCATATCTGGTCTTTTCTGTTTTTTTATTTGTTTTTGTCAAAGAAAATCCGCACCCCTCGATGCGGATTTTTCGGTTAATTTAGTCTTCGTCTTCTTCGTCGCTATCATAATAGTAGTCATAATCTTCATCATCGTAGTAGTCATCTTCTTCGTCTTCTTCATAGTCGTTGGTGCTTATATGATAGCTTTGCTGTGTATTCAACTTTATGTCGAACTCTCCGTCCTCGGCGGTGAATGTTGCGCTTGTCGCTCTTACGAATCGTCCGTATCTGTCGAGTTCGCTTATGTTCTTATCCTTACACAGTTCATACGGTAGGATGCCTATCGTTCCTGAGTCCACTCCGTAGCGATGTCCGTACTGGTCTTCGTATTCACCGTCACCGTATGCTGTTCCGCCGATTGCGAACTTATGTCCTCGCAGTTCGTGTTCGCCCTCGAAGTCTTCGAAGTTGTTGCTCCAATCCGCATAGTAATCTTCATCAGTCATTTCGTAGCACACGTCGCCGATATAGAACCCGATTTTGCTTGTTAATTTTGCCCTTACTGTTACTGTTGCTGCCATTTTGTTACTCCTTTTGGGGTGCTGCCCCTTTCCTTTTTTGTAACACAACAATACCGTAAACAACTGAAAGAGCCCAGCGAAACACCGCAAAAAACGAAACTTTTTCAAAGAATTTTTGCAACAAAAAAACCGCACTCTTCAAGTACGGTTTTTAATGTTTAAATAAATTTTATCCTTGTTATTTATAGTCCAAGTTTCTGTTTTAATTCCAACATTTCCATATACGATTTACCATTTGTTATTCTCTGTTCAGCTTGAACAATTGCACTTTTAAGGCGAATCTCCACATCGGTTTCATCTAATTCATTTTGTAGGATTACCAAGTTTTTTTCGCTCTTATTCATCGTCCACCACCTTGTATTCCAACAAATCCTCAATTCTGCACCCTAACACAGTTGAGAGCGCAAAAACCGTCGACACAGCAGCTTTATTAATGTCTTTGGCTTTCATCTCGTATTGCTGAACTGTTCGCAGTTTTACGCCTGATTTTTCCGACAACTCTTTCTGCGTCAATCCGCATTGTTTCCTTTGCCGTTGTAATCTTGTAGTATTATTTCTTCGTAATATGATAGCATTGGCTGTATCTACGAACTTATCTTCTGATGCTTCGTGCAAGGTCGGATACATTTTTAAGATTTCCGTAACAGACAGATTAACTTCTATATCCTTAAATGTCCTTCCTGTTTTCCATTGATAATATGCAAGTATCCAGCCACACCAATACTCTGGCGAATAATCGTATTCAACTTGCGGTTTGGGGAACGAATAGAATGTGCCAGCCTTATTCACTACTTCCATAACCAATTCTGTTCCAGATAAACCTGAAACTACTTTAGGAACACCCTTGCCGAATAGGTTAGCATATCCGCTTGAGATGAAGAGCCCCATAAATGTTTCAATATCTATCATGCAAGCATTAACCGCGTAGTCAAAGGCTTCACCCAAGTTTTCCATCGCATCGTTTAAATAGCTTTCAGCGTAAGCGTGGGTCATCTGCTTTCATTGCCTCTTTGATTATATCTCTCATGAAGATTCCATCTAAATCCTCATTCTCAACTTCCTTACGATAAGCCGCACGTGCCTCGTCATCACGCGCCTTTCTTTTAAAATAATACACAGCATTGTCCGCTACGGTGTAATTAAGGAACTTGATTATATCAAACGCCTTCTTGGATTTTAACACAAATTGTTCTCCGAGTTTGCCAAGTCGCATTGCATATCCAAGCTGTCTTAGAGAAATCTCATTCTGAATAAATGACCTTGCAAATGAGAAGTATGAGTCGTCTGCTCGATACCCCACTATTGCATCGTAGTTTTCATAATCGGGAAGAAAGTTTTGGATAAGATAATCCCGACCTCTAAGTGCAATCGGCGTGGACAGCCTTGCATTTCTGTGTTTCAATAGAATTGCCAACCAGCTTAATATCGTATATTCAGGTGAAGATAAATTCAAAATGTTTAGCTCATCTGTTTCGATTTCATATCTGTTAGCATATCCATCGACACCTTCTGAACACGCCCACTCTTTGGCAAGCTCAATATGCTCTGTACAATAAAACCCTAGACCGTAATCATTGTATGGTTTCCCACCGCCGAATTCAGGATGTTCTCTAATTTCAGGTGAACCATGATATATAATAAGTTTGCTCATTGTTTTATTCTTATATACTCCCCAAGAGTTACTTTTCTATATTATACTCCTACGGGCGTATAAAGTCAACAGGTTTACGCAATTTTTTTGCTAAATAATAATTATTCCTCGGTCGTTATACACACTGTCCGATGTACCTTTATTGCGGATTGCACGGTCTAACGCCATAACGAGTGCCACCGCACCGTCTATTCGCTCGGTGGACTTTTCTTTGTCCATCTTTACGTTTCCAGCAGGGTCAGTTCTAACGAAAACGTTATCCATCATCCACCGCAGAGGAACATTACCGCCGTGTGCTATCTTTTGTTCAAGCACAAGTTTCATTAACTCTTTTGTCGGCGGACTCATATCTTTGAAACCTTGACCAAACGGCACAACGGTGAACCCCATTCCTTCAAGATTCTGCGTCATTTGCACAGCACCCCACCTATCGAATGCTATTTCCTTTATGTTGTACTTTGTACCAAGGTCTTCAATAAAGTTCTCGATGTAGCCATAGTGGATTACGTTGCCCTCAGTGGTTATTACTTGCCCTCTCGCTTGCCATACATCATAGGGAACGTGGTCGCGTCTTACTCGCAACTCAATCGTGTCTTCGGGTATCCAAAAGAATGGCAGAACGATGTATTTGTCCTCGTCGGTTATGGGAGGAAATACAAGCACAAATGCGGTCACGTCTGTGCTGCTGGAGAGGTCAAGTCCGCCGTAGCATTCACGCCCTCTGAGCTTTTCCGCATCCACCTCAAAATCGCATTTATCCCAAGCATCCATTGGCATCCAGCGAACGCTCTGCTTTACCCATTGATTTAGTCGGAGTTGTCGGAACAAGTTTTCTTCCGCCGGGTTGTCTTTCGCTGACTCGTAGGCGGTTTTCAGCTTATCAATATCGACCGTAATGCCGAGCGAGGGATTGGCTTTGTGCCATACCTTTTCATCGCCCCAATCATCATCGTCGTCTGCTCCGTATATTACAGGGTAGAACGAGCGGTCATGCTTGCGCCCTTCAAGTATGTCCTTTGCCTTCTGATGCACTTCCCAGCAGATTGAATTTCGATCAGTTCCCGCCGTAGTTATGAGGAAGAACAGCGGTTGCTTTCGAGCATCGCCTGAGCCGTGAGTCATAACATCGTACAAGGCTCGGTTCGGTTGCGCATGCAACTCATCGAACACAACCCCGTGTACATTTAGTCCGTGCTTGGTGTACGACTCGGCTGACAACACCTGATAGAACGAATTTAGTGGAAGATATACGAGTCGTTTCTGGCTCATTATCGGCTTGATTCTCTTTTTAAGTGCTGGGCATTGCTCGACCATATTGCAAGCCACATCGAATACAATGCTTGCTTGCTGTCGGTCAGCGGCGCAACCATATACCTCTGCACCCCACTCGCCGTCGCCAGCTAATAAGTAGAGGGCAACGGCGGCGGCTATCTCCGACTTGCCCTGCTTTTTAGGTATCTCTACATAGGCAGTATTGTATTGCCTATATCCGTTGTCTTTTACTGTACCGAACACATCTCGGATGATTCTATCTTGCCACGGCAAGAGTTCAAAAGGAACACCGTGCCAAGTGCCTTTAGTATGTTTCAGTGAATTAATAAAGGCAACGGCACGGTCTGCAAGCTGTTTGTTATATGCCATTGCCCCTCCGTTATGAAAGAAAAAACGGCTTGCGCCGTTTTCTTTGTTTGTTAATTTATGATTCCGTATATATCGTCTACATAATAGCTACCAGTGAAGCAGTTAAATATTGCTGTGCATTTTGTTCCTTTGTAGTCCACTATGTAGGTGGTCTGCGGTTTGCTTTCGTCTTTGCTGAGGACGGTTACTTCGTCCATCCCTCCTTCTAAGCTGTGGATGTGTGCCTGTGTTTTGAATGGTTGCATATTATTCTCCTTCGGGCTTGCTGCCCTCTTTTAATTTTGTAACCAAACAATACCGTAAACGACGGAAAGAGCCCAGCGAAACAGGCTCAAATGCGCAAACTTTTTTAATATATTTTTATTGTTTTTTCGGGTATCCTACCCCCTTGAAATTTCCATCCCCAGCGATGACGGCTTGCCTTTCCGCGTCCGTCGCCGCCTTATATTCGGGTAGCTTTTGCTCTTTTGCTTTGCATTCCATACAGATGCAGTCCGTATTAAACATGGACATTGTGCGTCCGCTTGATAGGTCACCGCCACAGCGGTCGCAATACTTTTGACTGAAAAACTTATCCATTAATACACCCCGTCGTCATCTATGAGATTGACCTTTTTTCTGATTGCTGCAAGGGCGTCGGTATAAGTTCCTTCCTTTACCTTTGCCCATAGCTCTTTGAATTCTATCGGATCAGTTATTACCTCACTAACCCTTGCCATTATGTAGAAGATGTTTCCGCTTTCACCATTACCGTTAAAATGCACCGTAGGTTTCTTCATAATTATTGCTCCTTGATTGTGGTATACAATTCTTTAATTGCCTGACGGACATTTTCTGCTGGCAGTTCGTTTAACTGACTGAGGTATTTGACGATACCCTCACATTCTTTCTTCAGTTCATATTTCTGCAACTGTGCCGCATACTGTTCTTCGCTTATCGGGCGTAGATAGGTTACCGACCATTCGCTCGCACCTCTTAAGAACCCGTTAGGATTAAACAGCCCTTTTTCGCCTTCTACTCTTATGTTCCCAGCTTTTGTGATTTCAATCACCGTTCTTGGTCTTGCAGTGCCACGCCCCTCAACCAAAACTTTGTCGCCCACTTTGTACCTTTCCATATGTTTACCTCCTTGGTTTTTTGTAAACACATCATACCGTAACAATTCCAAAGAGCCCAGCGAAACGCGCCCAAAAGTCAAAAGAACTGACAACAATTTGTCAGTTCTTTCTTCATCCTTAGCGTTGCATTTCGTCGGTCTATTTCTTACCGATTATGCTTTCTCTGTAAGTCTGGATATCTTTGACCAGCTTCTTGTCCGCCTGCTCACAGAACTTGCGGTTTTCAATAGGTACGGGTTCGGCAGTGCCGTTTGCGATAGCAATTATTTTTGCATGTACTTCGGACTTTTTACAATCCGCCGCACGTTCAACACCAACTGCCCTTGCCGTCTGCCTTAACTCGAAAATGTTTAATTCTTCAAGTCGGGCCTCGATATTCTCTATGGTAATTTTTTGCATAGCGTTCTCCTTCGTTTTAAAAGTATTCCACGCTGTCCAAGAATGCCTTTACGGTAGGCAGTTTTACGACATCGTAAATTGTTTGCCCAAGTTTCTTCCCTTTGAGCTTTGTCAGCTGAATTGTTACTGATACTTGGTTTTGGTTGAGACTGTTAGGGGGGAAGTCATACCGTTCATCGTATATAAAAGTTATCCTTCCTCCCGTGTAGAATGTGCCGAGTGCTTTGCCTTTTCCTCTCGTAACAGGGAGGAACTCGCCTTTCACTTTCAGTTCGTTGTTTTCCATGAATTCTTCCATTCTTTCCTTGGCTGTCAATTCTTCATTGTTGAACTGAATATTGATGTAGACGATTCCACCTTTTACCACTTCGTTTTCCGAGACAAACTCAAGTACGTGATATCCACCGCCCGGCATTCGTAAATCGAGTGTAAAGTCTTCGGGCAGGGCAAACGACATGTTTGATGCTATTAGTTTACCGTTTTTGATTTTAAGCATTGGTTATTCTCCGTTTTCGATAAAATCACCCATCTTTCGATATTCTTTTCCTTTATGTGATTTTATCATTTTGATATAATTAATATAATCATTTCTCTCCGCCGACAAGCCTATTTGCGGCGGAGTTTTCTATTGCGCCTTTACCTTAAACAACCTCCTCAACTTTAAGCTGGAATATCTGACCGTTTTCCATCTTCATCAGTACTCCTTTAGAATTCTTTGCAAAGGTGCCGCAGAAATAATCATCTAATAACGGGAATATCTGCATTGCCAAGTCCAGCGTAAGGATTTTTTTCTCCTTTACCGCATCGTTCATTTCTTCGGTTTCTTCTTCGGTGGGTTTGTTAGGGTTCATATCCATAACTTTCAACTCCATTTAGTTTTTCACTTTTGCGCGCTTTTTAGTGTACCTCTATTATACTCTCCCGTTGGGGCTGGTCGCAACAAAAAACTGCCGTAATGGGAGAGAATAAATTGTAGGAAAAGGTCTATTTTATGGATAATTTGTCGAAATTCTCTGAAGTACTTGATTCGCTCATGTTTGAGCGAGAATTAAACGCAACGCAGTTAGCGACAGCTATCGGCATTGACCCAACTAATATCATGCGCTATTTGCGCTGCGTCCGCACGCCTTCTGTTGAAAACTTGGTTAAGCTGGCGGATTATTTTGGCTGCACGACAGACTTTCTTTTGGGAAGAGAGCCTGAGAATTACCCCACTACTTTTTATCCACTTCCTCCGTTTTCAGAACAACTAAAAGTTTTGAAAGAACATTTCAACTGCCCTTGGTGGCAGATTTACAAAACTGCGCATATTACAAGTTCTCGTTTTTATGAATGGAAGAACGGAACTTTTTCACCAAAACTTGACAACATTATTCTGCTTGCCGACGGCTTTGGCTGTACCGTTGATTTTGTCATCGGAAGAACGAAACTCTAAACTTTGGATTTCAATTTTCTTTTTATGCGTTTTATTCGCCGTGATATGGAGGATTGCTGCACCCCCATCATTGCGGCGATTTCTCTTTGCTTGTAACCCGTAATAACGGCAAGCATTATATCTTTGTCTTTCTCGGGGAGCTTGCCGATGCTTTCTCTCAGCAGTATCCTGTTATTACCTTCACCAAAGTCTTCGCCATCGCTCTGGATAACATCAGCATAGCAAAGTTGGTTACCTTCGCTGTCCTCACCAATAGGTGTGTACAGTGATATTTCTTTGTGCCAATGCTTATTCAGTTTGCGTATGTACATCAGCATTGCATTGCGGATACACAGCCCGGCATAAGTACTGAATTGATACCCCTTTGTTTCGTCAAAAGTGTCGGCAGCTTTGATAAGCCCCAACATGCCTTCGGATACGATATCGTCCTTATTGCTTTTAACGATATCGGTTTTCGACAATTGCTCGTACAAATAGTAGACAAGACGCTGATTGTCAAGTATCAGCTTATCACGCTTTGATTGCTCCATTTAACGCCTCCGTTTTATCGGTATTCTCCCAAGCGAGAAAGTCTTTGCCGAAATGTCCGCCGACAGCGGTCTGAGAAAATACGGGGCGACGAAGATCGAGTTTCTCAATTGTGCCTACGACCGACAGGTCAAAAACCTTCTCCACCGCCTTGGCGATGAGCCGTTCATTGACCGTCGAGGTATAGAAAGTGTTTACGTCAATTGCCGTAGGTCTGGGTACACCGATTGCATAAGAGAGCGCAACTTCGCACTTTTCGGCAAGCCCGGCGGCAACGATATTCTTTGCAATATACCGTGCAAGGTAAGCACCGCTGCGGTCTACCTTGCTGGCATCTTTCCCGCTCAGCGCACCGCCGCCGTGATGCGCAATTCCGCCGTAAGTATCCACCATTAACTTGCGCCCTGTAAGACCCGTATCTGCCTCGAATCCGCCGATAACAAAACGACCCGACGGATTGATGAGAATTTCCGCATCCGTAAGGTCGTATTCTTTCAGCTCTTTGCCGATCACCTTTTCTCTAATTTCAGCAGTCAGTTCGGCAAGGTCTTTATTCTCGTCATGCTGAGCCGATATTACAACCGATGTTATCTTGTCGAATCTGTCACCACGGTACTGAATTGAAACCTGGCTTTTTCCGTCCGGGCGAAGACCCATGATGATATTATTCCGCCTGCATTCTTCAAGGCGGTTGGTTAAGCGGTGCGCCAGCTCGACAGGCAGAGGCATATAGTTGATAGTTTCATCTGTCGCATATCCGTACACGATGCCTTGGTCGCCCGCACCCTGTTCTTCTCCGTCCACCGCTGCGGCAATGTCCGTACTCTGTTTATGAATGCGGATTTCCACTTCGATGTCGCTGGGGTCGTAGCCGACTTGCGCTATTACCGACTGTGCAATGTATTCGTAGTCCACCTCAGCGGCGGTCGTTATCTCACCGCTTATAAAGCACTTGTTATGCGCCAACATCACCTCGCAAGCAACCCTGCTGTTCTCGTCCTGTTCCAAGCACTCATCGAGAATACTGTCTGCAATAAGGTCTGCAAGTTTATCGGGGTGACCGCACGTTACGGATTCCGCCGTGCATGTTCTGATTGTCATTTTATTATCCTCCATCATTTCCCATTTGAATGTTCTGCCTATCGGCACTTTTGCTGTTGATTCCATTTGGAATCTCTTTTCATAATCCATAACAGTATGACCGTCCGCTTTAAATGACACGGGGCTGTCTTTGTCCCATTTCAAAAGTAGCGCCCATAAGTCTGGATAATTCTTGCGCAGTTTGCGGAGCTGATTGATGCCTTGGTTATGGCAGAACCAGCATCCTCCGCGTAATGATTGTGTATATATCGGCGAAAGCAAGTCGTTTTCTTTACACCAATCCCTGCACATCTTTTCCGTCCAATCGTATTCCACGAGCGGACTTCGCTTTGTTGCGGTGAGATTGTGAAAGCGTTTCGGTTCGTCCACCGCTATGCCGATATACACCATGGCATTTTTTTGTACCTTTTCAAGCACTGATTGCTTGAGCCTGGAATTACACCAATTGCCTTTTTGCAATGGAAAGCCGTATATTTTTCCTGCATTTCGGCTTTTCTTACCTTTGCAGATATGATAGAACCCGTCCTCATAGGTTGTCGGTGCTGTTATGTGTTCGACCTTTATTCCGTACTTTTCATAGATGATTGCATCTGCTTTTGCCTTGAATTCCATCATCGGCGGAAGATCCGCCGGGATGTCTTTCGTTGCCATAATTTCCACGTGAACTATTCGGTCAAGGGGCAAGTTATTTTGGTATATGACTTCAAGCATCGCCAAGCTATCCTTGCCATAGCTAATGCTTGCGATATATTCCATGCGCACCTCCTTTTAGTTGCGTGGTTATTGTGTTTTGTGTTATACTGTATTTGAGCTGGGCTTCGTCAGCACCCCCACGGCTCACCAGACGACATTTGTCCATTTTTAGGACGGGTAAGCGAAATAAAAAATAGGGGGTTAAATAGAATGAAAATTGAATTAGCATTTATTGTTTTAGGAATCACCGCACTTTTGGCAATAGCCTTAAACCAAGTACAAGTAACCTTTAGCACCGCTCTGACAGTAAGTATTTCTTTATCGTTTACCTTAAAAGTGAATATTAAGCTCCGCAAGCAAGCGGGGCTTTTATTTTGCAATTGATTCGCTTATCCGTTTTAAGGACAAGTCAAAGTACTGCTGTTCCTTTTCTATTCCAATGAACTCACGATTGAGCTTGCAGCTTGCCACACCCGTTGTGCCGCTGCCCATACAGCAGTCCAACACCGTATCGCCTTCGTCCGTGTACGTCTTTATGAGGTATTCGCATAATGCAACAGGCTTTTGCGTTGGATGCATTCCCTTCTCTGATTTAAATTCAAGGATACTTGTTGGATAGCGAGTACCTTCGTTTACTGTCAGCGTCGATTTCTGCTTACCGTAGTTGTCACTCGCCCTTCCGCTCTGTGCCGTGTATGCCCTGCCTTCTGTCATTTGCGGATTGTACTTGGGCAATTTCTTATAAAAGACAAGTATGTTTTCGTGGCGTTTGAGCGGCATCTTCTTTGCATTGAGGTGTCCGCTTCCTTGTTTCTTTACCCATATCCATTCGTATTTCAGCATCTTCAGATTACTGCTGCCGAGCTGCTTATCGAATGGCGTCTGTGCAAAGAGGACAATCACGCCGTTATCTTTAACGATGCGGTCAAACTCCGCCCACATTTTATCGAGCGGTATTTGCGTATCCCACTTGTTCCGCGTCCGTCCATACGGCAAATCGCAGAGAACCATATCGACAGATTTCGGATCGAGCTTTGCCATAATTTCTAAACAGTCGCCTTGGTATAATCTCATACTTCCCCCAAAAATAAAGCCTCGAAGATAAACTCCAAGACCTGCACGACTATTCCGTTGCCCGCTTGCCGATACTGCTGTGTTGCACTCACATTTGCAGCGGCTATCTTATCAATTTGCTCATCGTTCCAACCCATTAACCGCAGGCACTCTCTCGGCGTGAGTTTGCGGATTCGCACGTTCTCTGTTACGATGGCATTTCCGTCACCGCAAGTCAGAGTTTGTGCGATACCTCTGCCAACACGACCGCGTTTTGTTTTACTGCTCGGGAATGTTATGTTTACATAGTCGCCTTGCTCTGCTTTCTCATAGCCTTGCTTTGTGGCAACTTTGATTTTTAAGTACGACTGCTGAGTTTGACCTGCATTCGCTTGGAGCGCAGGTACAATGTCAGTTTCTCTCCGCTCTCTGGTTGCCGTTCCATCGCCAGCCTTATGCCCCCAATTGTTCGGCGCAAGTACTTTGACATCTTCGGTTTCCAGCTTAAGTACAGCCGAGCTGCCCGACGGACAAGAGCATTGACCCGTAATCGTCGGAGCGATGTCGGCAACTTCTTGCTTGTTATAGGCTACGAACATTTCAGGGATATACCCTTTTTCTTCGATGAACTCTTTATAACGCCGAGCAACATATTCCTTTGAACCGCATTTCTTTTCCATCAGAAGATTGTCTTTCTGTACCGTAGTCAGTGAATTACAGATACCCTGCTCGTTAGCTTCCAACCTTTGTTCCAGCGGTGCGCCCTTCGTTCTGTCAGACGGATTGTCGGGGTTGCGACCTCGCATCGCTACAATTACGGGGTCTTCCTCGACGCCGCCAAGCACAAAGTTCTCTGCTATCTTCAGTTCGGTATTACCGCCCTGCTGACAATGTACTGTAGGCGAGATGCCGTCGGGTTCATAAACACGACGACTGATGTCATGCATCTTGTCCCATTTTCCCCCGACGACTTCTCCAACCTGAACGCATTGCGGACCTTTGAAATCCCTCGCCAATATTGTGTAGGCAACATCGTCGCCCTTCCTTATGCTGTCGCGTCGGGAGTTGAACGATGAGTTGACTATGCTGCGTATTGTGCTTTCTTTGAGGTAGTACTTTTCATCGACGATTTCGTCTATCATATCCCGTAAGCGAAGTTTCAGTTCTCGCTTTTCGGGGAACTTGAAAGGCTTATGCTCTCCCCGGATAGAAACGCAGAAGACACGTTCTCTGTTTTGCGGAATGCCGTAGTCCTTGGCATTCAATATTTGCCAATAGTTTGAATAACCCAGCGATTCCAAGAAAGCCAGCCAACGGTCAAAGTCGGCTTTGAATTTCTTGCTCACAAGATTTTTTACGTTTTCCAAAAGCAAGTATTTGGGGAGATTGCCGTTTTCAGATGCGGTTATCAATAACCGTTCCACCTCAAAGAGCAATCCGCTCCTGGTGCCTTCCTTTATGCCTGCCCCCTTGCCTGCTACCGAGATGTCCTGACAAGGGAACGAATATGTCCACAAGTCGGCATCGGGTAGTGATTTGATTTCTCGGATGTCGCCGAAATTTGTGACTTCGCCGTGCATAGCTTTGTAACTTTGAATTGCGTACTTGTCAATTTCAGATATGCCGACTACCGTATGCGGCACCCCGATATTCGTCAGAGCCTGGGTTTGGCTGCCTATCCCTGCGAATAATTCAATGAGCCGCAGCGGATTCTGTTTGGTGTATTCCCCCATCCATGTTCCTCCTTACCGCGTCCGTTAATTTTTGATTTTTACGAAAAACAAGGAAGTACGAATGGTACTTCCTTGCATGTTTCTGATTTGTGTGCTTTGACGAGAGCAATCGGTTGTATGCCAATAACACGAAAATGTCTTCGCAATACAGCCCGCTCTCATTAGCTAAGTTGATTATGTAATTGTGTGAGATATACTGTTTTCTACTGGACACCTTGTCTTGGCACTTTATGATTGCGATGCCGTTCTCTTTAAGTATCCGTTTGATTTCAGCAATGCTTTTTCGATAGTATTCGAAAAGCTCTGGCTCGGTCGGAAATACGCCGAACCGTCGGGCAATGTGATTTCCAACATCAGTTGCAAGCGACTGCCCTTTCGTCGCAAGGAACGGCGGGGCAAACATTACACAACCGCAACTGTTATTTTTGAGCGGTACTGCTCTACTGTCTGCCTTCACCGTATCCGCTGTTTGCGGTGCGATGTCGAACTTCAGTTTCGGTTGCGGAACTTCGCCGCTCTTATAAAAGAACCCTTTGCTATACGTTAAGTCGGCATCAATGCCGTTTGGCGCATACAGTCTGAGAATGTTCAATATGATTTCTTCTTGCCGATATGACACTGAACTGATGATTTGTTCTTTCATGACCCACCCAGCAATTTTTCCATTATATCATCATTCGGATTTTTCTCGTCCCATTTAGTCAGCTTGCTTTCTCTGACTACAAGGTATATTTTGTTCCACACATCATTGGTCTGTTTCAAGTACTGCTGTGCCATTGCCACAAATGGCGACGGCATCGCCTTCCCGTTGGTGGGGTCTTTGACCAGCAAGCCGTGCTTGGTGTTCATATCCTCACATTCCAGCCATCGTGCTTTACAGAAAGCATACTCTTCCAAGTTGTATGGCAATATGCCCGCCGTACAGCCTATACCCTTCAACCAAGCATATACCGTCTTATAGATTTCCTTTGCCTTGGCTGATAAAT